CATGCGTCGGTATTCGCTGGCGTCCCGGAGGACGTGCAGCATTCGGGGATCGAAGACGGTCCCGATTTCCTGTTCGTTGAAGCCGTAGACTTCCATGCCGGCCTTGCGCATGGCTGAAAATTCATTGTTCAGCGTTGCGGTGTCGGTGATCCCGGTTCTTCGTCTGAACTCCTGTTTGCCCCATTCGGCGTAGTCCGCTTCCTGTCGGGCCGCGGCCTGGGTCTGGGCCTGGTATTGCGCCTGGGCTTGGGCCTGTTCGCGCTGCATTTCGCCGGCGATCATCTCCATGCGGCCACGCACGTGCTTGAAGATCTGCTCCTTCTGATGGGCGCCCTTCGGGTCGACGGAATACTCAGCTTCCCAGTTGAGTTCCTTGGGGTAGAGGTCGGCCATGACCCGGCCGATATATTCGAGCCGTTGCTGGTAGGTCTGGCGGGCTTGGCCGATCTCCTGGGCGACCTGGGCGCTCTGCTGCTCGAAGGTGCGGGCGTATTCCTCGACCTGGCGGGCGCGCTGGGTAATGGCCTCCTGCTCGGCGTAGCCCTTGACCACTTCCTGGAGAGAGACCTGTTTGGTTTCGCCGCCGACGTCGATTTCGATTTTGTCGACCGGCTTGCCGTCGTGGGTTAGCGCCCAGCGCGCGGCGTCTTCATCGGGCTCTTCGGCATCGTCAGCCTTGGGCTTATCTTCTGGTTCTTTGGCCTCGGCAGCGGGCTTTTTCTGTTCCTCCGCGGCGGCGTCTGCGGAGCGGGTGAGCTCATCGGCGTCCCCTTCCTCAGCCCTGCCGTCGGCGACTCTCCGCTCTATGCTCTTCAGACGCTCGTCATCCCCGGCGTCGCGGGTGTCGCCGGTTTTCTCGTCGCCTTCGAGGGCTCTGGGTTCGAACAGGGGCTCGGGACGCGAGGAGGTTCCGGAGAAGCGGCCGCTCTCGTCACGGGCGCGTTCGGAGCCGGGGGCGATTTCGTTGCGGAAGGCGTCCGCTGCGGTGTCGAGGCCCTCGGCCATCAGGCGGCGCTCCTGCCTTGAGCGCGGACAGCGGCGTTGTATTCGTTGATCTGCGTCTTGAGCCGGCCGAGGACGAATCCAAGCACCCTGAGTTCGGCGACGATGTCGTCCCGGCGCTCCCTGTCTCTGACTGTCAGAAGTTCGTTGACCAGGGCGTCGCGCATGTCGGCCTGGACCTTCTCGAACGCCTTGCTTTCGATGATGTCCTTGGCCTCGAAGGCGAGTTCCCGTTTGGCTGAGAGGTCGTTCATTCTGCGGCCCAGAACGACAGAGCGCTGGCGGCGCTAAGAGCCTTCGCAAGGGCGACCGATTTGCGGCCCAGGTTCGGAATGCGCATCAGATCCGCCTCCGGCTGCCTGATAAAGGCCTCGAATGCGATGCCCTGGTTGCGGGCGCCCTGACGCAACCGAGTCATCCGCCCGTCTTTCTTCTCATTCACGACCCGTCCCCATTATCCGGGGCCTGCTGCGCCGCCTGCGCGGCTTGCGCCGTCTGGGCCTGCAACTGGGCTGCTTCCCTTTGCTGGGCGATCTTGGCCTGATCGGTGGCGTAGCTCATCGCCATGTCGTGGGCCTTGAGCGTTGCGTCGAGGTGGGCCTGGTGAATGTCGACGCCGATCTTGGCGGCTTCGATGGGGTCGACGGCAGTCGGGCCGGCCGGGCTTGCGCCGACGAACACCTTGGCCCGTTCGATCTCGAGCTTCTGTTGATCGTAGGCGGCTTTCTGCTTCAGTTGCTCGTGGCGGAAGGCGTCGTCGGCCTGCTGTTTCTGCTGCCTGATCTGCTGGTCGCCGATCGCCTGGGCGGTTTCCGACTTGACCTTCTCGTACTGGGCTTTTGCCGCCACCGTCATGGCGTCGGGTTCTTTTGGAGCTGAAGCTATCTGCTGCAGGGCCTGGGGGGCGGGGGTCATGAAGTAGCGGCCGACGTTCTTGATGTTGCTGAGCGCCAGCATGTCGGTGATGGTGTTGAGGTATTGCTGGATGCCGGTCACCGGATTGCCGGGGCCGAACTGCTGCATGATCATTTCCTGGGTCTGCTTGATCTGCATCAGGCTCTGGAAGCGGACGGTGTCGGAGCCTTTGCCCAGGGTTGAGTTGACTTCGACCCCCATTGAGGCGTCGAAGGTCGAGGTGTCGATCGGGGTCCACTTGCCGTTGATGCGGAGCGTCCGGCGCTGGTTGGGGGACTCGGCGATTTCGTTGTAGAGGCCTTCGAAAAGGTCTTTGAATCCCGTTTCGGCGAGGACTCTGGCGATGAGTTCGGTGCGTTCCTGCTGGCCGTTGATGATGGCTTCGACGCCGACCTGGGTCGAGGACTGCAACTGCTTCGGGTCCAGTCCTTTCGCGGCGTCGGACATGCCGGTGCGGCGTTGCAGGACATCGTTCATGAGTTCGATGACGGGAAGCGCCTGCTGGCCGGCGAAGGGGGTGGTGACGTAGGAGATGGCGTCGCCGGGGTTGCCGCGGACGCGGATGATGCCGCCGACGTCGTCGTTCTGGGCGTCGTCCATGTCGACGACCAGTTCGTTGATGGCGCTCTTCGGGTTGATGGACTCGGCGAGGGAGTCGAGCACCCCGCGCATCATGTTGGTCTTAAACTTCTGGACGTCCTGGACGTAGTCGGCGAGGGAGTCCCCCACGATGGTGTGGGAGATGGGGTCGCAGCCGAACACGGCGAATTTGACCCGGTTGGCTTCGCGATCATGGACGATCTTATGGTCTTCGCCCATGGTGCAGATGTATCTTAATTCCGCGACCCCATCGCCGTCGCGGTCGACCTTGATGTACCATTCGCCGTAGAGGACGCCGTCGCTGATCCTGGTCGACATGGAGCGGCCAGGATTGCGGAGCTGGCTTTCCATGGTGAAGTTGTTGATGTCCTGCGACTGCAGGTAGTCGAGACATTGCTCGCGGTCGTAGCCCATGGCGGTGAGTTCATCGATCGGAACGACGCGCTCGTGGCCGACGATGCGGGAGGTTGAGAAGCTTCTCGCGTACCTGTCTAAGCGCATCTCTTCCGGGGGCACGCCCATGACGCGGATGACGGGTTTGTCGACCTGGTACTCGAACACGACCTCGTCGTAGGTTCCGGTTTGCGGGTCCTGTTGGCCGACATGGACGAGCTTGGCGGTCGGGTCCTGGCTTTGCAGCATCTGGACCTGGGGGCCGGAGAGGTTGACGAAGCTTTTGCGCTTCTTTTCCTTATTGTCGTCGGTCCACCATTTGACGAAGCCGGTCCTTACCGTGAGCGCGTCCTTGAACGCGCCATGGAGGATTAAAAACCCTGGGTTGTCCTGCCAGAAGACGAAATTGATGTAATTGGTTTGCTGGGCGGCGGCGTCGACATCGGCTTCCGTTCTCGGGACGAGGTTGACGACGTTTTCACTTGCGGCGAACAGGCGGATGAGGCTCGGCAGGGTGAGCATGACGGCGTCGCGGACGTCGGTTGAGACGTAGGTCGACTTATGGGCGCTTTCTTTGTCGTAGCCGAGAATCTGCTCGTAGGTAGCGTTGGGGTCCTGGATGATCTGGTTGTCGGTGTAGGGGGACCCGTCGGGGTTCAGGGACGGCAGGTAGCCGTAATAGTACTTCTGGGCGGTATCGCGCGCTGGGGCGAGGACACTACCTTCATAATCCCGGCTATCGCTGATAATGGCCTGGACGAACTGCTCGTAACTCGCTGGATCGGCGGGGTCATAGCCCCCGTCCCGCGGCCCGCCCTCCTTGAAATGCGCGAATAATCTCTCGATGGCCATTGACTTTTGGGCCGACTATCTTTGTTCGCGAAGGACCGATCCCCTCCGGGCCTTTTAGACCCCCTGTTCGGTCTTAACGCGGCGGGTAGGTCTTGGTGGTGTAGGTCATGGTCTTGGGGTCATAGACCGTGACGACGTACTGGCTGGCGATCTCTTCCGGGACGGGGGCGGGGGTATAGACGTCCTCCGGCACATCCGTTCCGCCTTGCGGCAATACCTCCGGTAGGGAATTGTCTGGACGGTTGCCGGTCCAGCTTCCCGGCGGACGATTGCCTGGATGCTCGCCGCCGCCCGAGCCCCAGCCGGGATCGACAGGCCCGCCCCACGACCCTGGGGGGCGATTGGCCGGATGACCAGGATAAACAGGCCCACCCCCAACATGCCCAGGAGGGCCGCCAGGAAGCTCGTTGCTGATGTGTCCGCCCTCGAGCGGGATGATCCAGTAAGCTTGCGGCATGGGGCGCGGCTCCTTTGAATGGCCGATCCCGTTTAGCGCTAACTTGCCAGCTTAGCAAGATTGTCTCAGAAACCTGTGCAGGATGTCTCAGGAACCAGACGGCGCCGACATAACCGATAGGCCCGAAGGGGATCGGTCCCTTCCCCCTGGCGGGGGGGATAACACGACCCTCATCCCGTATTTGCCGCGCAAGCATTTTCGGGCGCTGCATGCTTCCGGGAAGCGCTGGATGTTCGTGTGCGCCCATCGAAGAGCCGGGAAAACCGTCGCTCTCGCCAATCACCTGATCCGGGCGGCCTCGCAGAATGGCCGCAAGTGGCCGCCGCCGCGGTACGCCTATGTCGGGCCTTCGTTTGATCAGGCCAAGGATTTAGTCTGGTCCTACCTCAAGCAGTACACCGAGAATATCGGCGGCACCCGCTATCTCGAGGGGGAGCTGGCCTGTCTTCTGCCCAATGGGGCGATCATCAAGCTCTATGGCGGGGCAGCGGCCTATGAACGCATGCGGGGGATGTATTTCGACGGCATCGTGCTCGACGAGTATCCGCTACTGAATCCTGCGGTGTTTGGGACGGTGGTTCGGCCCTGTCTCGCCGATTATCACGGCTTTGCGCTGGTTTCAGGCACTTCGAACGGCGACGACCACTTCAACCACTTAAGGCTTCGCACCGAGAGCGACCCGCGCTGGGACCAGTTCATCATCCCGCTGTCCTCGACCGGCGAGGAGGCGTTGAGCAAGGAAGAGGCGATCGAACTCAGCCAGGACATGACGGCTGAAGAATTTAGTAGGGAGCTCGAATGTTCGTTTGATGCGCCAGTGGAAGGCGCTTACTACGCCGAGGCGCTCAACAAGCTCGCGGCCCAGGGGCGGATCTGCGCGGTCCCCCCGGACCTTTCCCAGCCGGTCATCACCGCGTGGGACTTAGGGATCCACGACTACTGCTGCATTTGGCTTTATCAGATTGCGGGCAGGGAGATTCATTTCATCGACTACATCCAGGACAAAGACAAGGGGTTGGACCACTACGCCCGCGAATTAAGGAACCGGGCGCACAAGGGGGGCTATACCTATAAAGCGCATTGCCTGCCCCACGACGTCATGGCGCGGGAGCAATCGACCGGGCAGAGCAGGAAAAGCTTCCTCGAGAACGAACTCGACGAGCCGGTAATCCCCGCGCCGCTCTCCAGCGTCGAGGACGGGATCGCCGCAGCCCGTTCCTTCATGGGGCTATCGTGGTTCGATCAGGTGAGGTGCCGGCAGGGGCTGCAGATGCTGCGCGGCTACCATAAGTCGAAGATGGGGAAGCCGGTGCATGGACCGGGCCCCCATTCCCATGGCGCGGACGCATTTAGGTGCTTCGCGGTGGCCTTCCACCTGGTGGGGGGCTTAAGGGCCCGCACCCTTGGGCAGGGGCCGCTCAGACGGAAGATCCGGGGGCTGGTTTAGCGGACCAGGACGTCGAGCATCCTCACGCACCGGATGCTCCCAGCCGATGAAGGAGGCGATGACAGAACGCCAATGTGGCTTCTTGGATGGCTGTTTCCCACAGACGCGCTTTTACCGGCGCTTGCCTAGGGGCGGAGCCATCGAGAAGATCGGCCGGCTGAACGCCAAGCGCATCGGCCAAGCATTTTAGATAGGGCGGGCTCGGCGAGTTCCGTCCGCTTTCCCAGGCTGAAATCCGGTCACGGTTCCTGGCGACCAACTTGCCCTCGCTCGATATCATTGAGCCCCATATCACGCGCGCCAGGTCCGATGGTATCCAGCCTTTCGCTTCTCGCAGGGCTATCAGCTTGGAAGGGGAGAACATTTTTGTTTCCTCCGTTTTTATTGTTGATCGTCGGGAAAGGCATCTTTCGCGCTGAGGCCGCTTGGCTGCATGACGTGAGGATTGGCGCGCACGTACGCCTCCTCGGCCTTGGCGATGTCCTGCTCCATAGTTTCGTGGATTGCCCAACGTATCGTGCGGCTGAGCGTCCATTTATTGTGTTTTGCGACGGCCTCGAGCCAGAGAACGGTCGCCTCGGGGAGCAACCCGTTTATGCGGCGTGTTTTCTCGTCCATCTTCTTAATTCCGTTATGCGCGGCATTAAGAAGATAGTTATGACGATTGTTAGGAAGATGTCAAGGCCTGGTTTAGTGCTCGGCCGGAATGTCACTACCCGGCTTCCGGCCCATCCAGTTCCTCCATCAAGCGGTCTGCCGGCTCGAGCCACCTGAGCGTGATGGTCCGCCCTGCAGCCTTGTCCTTCAGTTCCAGGGTCGCCGACCCGCTCGCCTCGTGACCGAATCCCCTTCTCCTTGCCGCCCCGGTGCGCAGGAACTCCTTGGCCGCATAGAAGCGGTTCTGGAAACTCCCCTCGTCCCGCAAGCCCTCGAACAGCACCCCCACCGCCTCGTCGACCGCGCCCTCGTACACCTCGTCGACCGCCCCACATAATCTCGGGCTCATGGCGACGAATTTCCGCAACCGCCGCCGCTCGACCCCAAGCTTCTTGGCGACCTTGATAATGCTGCCGTCATGCTCGGCCAGCAGTTCCTCAATCCTGTCCTCATTAAGAGGGGCTTCGAAAATAATGACCTCAGCCGTCATTTCCGCTATACTCCACCCGCGGGGGCCGAGGCCTCCACCTCGCGCGCTTCAGGCCTTCCTTCGTCGGTTTCCCCTGAAGCCGCCCCCGCAGCCTCCGAAGAACCAGCCGACCAAGCCTTCAGCCCGCCCCACCGCGGCCGATCCGTCACCTCGTCAACAACCCGTAGCCGAAGCGTCTCAATCGCCCCAACCAACGCAAAATGATCACGCGACGTCCAGCCAGTGTTGACCTCGCCTTCAACAGTCACATAAGCGATCCCAAACGCCGCAACCCGCCCAGCCCGCGCCTCAACAACCATCTCCTCAGCCAACGCTATCCCGTCCTTGAGAAAAGACCCTAACCACCGAACACGCTCCAAGGAAGCCGTCGAAGCCGCTTCCAACGCCCCAACCTTCTCCTCAACCCGCCTCAGCCGCTCATCAAAACTCCCCTGCGCCCGCCGCGCCCAGTCCCGGAACTCAGATTCCTGCATAGAACCAATCCCTTGTAGAACCGATCCCCCTACCGGGGCCTTCAGGCCTCATCGCCCACGCCCTTCTTGCGCCGAAACCACGTCGCCTTGCTTACCCCAGCCGCCTCCCAAGGCCTCATCCCCTCAACCTTCGGACGCCCGCCCTTCGGCCCCGAACGCCGTAGAACCAATCCCCCCTCCGGTGGCCTCAAACCAGCCGCAGGACCCTTACCCCGCGGTTCAGGTATCTCCGTCAACGCCATCAACTCCCCCAAATTTCGTATAGGCCGCCCCGAGGCAATGTGCCTCTTCACCCGAAGCGACGCCCGAATAATCCCTACCTTCTCATCAATGTCCTCACTCTCAACATACCGACGCTCAATCGCCGTCAACCCACTCCCCCGCCCAAGCCCCAACCGACCCCCCTTATCAGGGCTGTCCCCCTTAAATTCCCCGCCCCTAGACATGAGACAAATACCCCACCGTGAGACCAATGAGACCGTCTCAGTTTTAGTCTCATTCTTGCCAGTCCAGCAAGCATCCTTTGTGGTTTTACGCGAGCTTATGTGAATTAGGGGAGGTGGGTTAGAGCGGAATGGGGCCCCCGGCGCTGGTTCCGGAAGAGGCCGGGGGGTGGGGGGCCAAAACGCTTCTGGCAGGGCGGCGAAGGGCGGTCCGGCCAGCGCAGCGATCCACATGCTGCCCACATGCGGCGTCGACGCGAGACGACAGCATCAACAATGTCAATGACTTAGCTCACGATACACCGTGATGCTTAATCACGGGATGGTTAATGAGTAGCCATTGGCCAGCATCATCGTGCGGTTTAAATGGCCCGGAATGTTTGAGGCGAGGGCCCGTTTGAGACGCATTGCACAGAGGATTGAGACGTCCTGCACAAAAAGGGCGTGTTGGGATTAATATGGCCCTATCTAAAAGGGTTTAGGAGGTTAGGTTTGGATTGTTGGGGGCAATGAATGAGGCTCGAGCAGGAGTGCAGTTAGTTCGGACCATCGAGGTTCGGTACTGATCGAGGAGGGATTGTTGGGAGAGCTGCGGGACTTGGTGACGAGAAAGCGTGGCGCGTTCGGCTCTTAGCTGCTCATTCTCTGCCCATAGGGCATGCCATGAGGTGCGCCAGTGGTTGAGGGCGAAGGTGGCGCGCTCGAGCTCGGCTTCGAGTTCAAGCTCGCGCTTGGTCTTCTGCGGGAGGATCGGCTTGATCGGGAACAGGACTAGGCCCAGGAACAGGCTTGTCAGGCTCATTGGAGGCTCGCTGAGGGAATTGGGATGAAGCGATGGTGGCGAGGGCGGCTGTGAGGGCGGAAGCCGCTACGCGCCAGCGTTGGGCTTCTTCGGGCGGGATTCCGCTGTCAGCCTTGCGCTGGCATGTGCGCTGGAGGGACAAGAGCAGCGCTTCGGGCTCATTGAGCTCGATCAAAAGGCGCGTCGACTCGGCCAGCTCTTGCTCTTCAAATGTCATTGCATCATCCTAACACATTGATATCGCTAAGACCACAAAAATAATTGCCGGATGGGCAAGATTTCCCTTGACGCCGTCGCGTAGTGGCCTTATGTCATGTGCATGGTGGCGATAGGCCACCGAGGAGAAATATCATGAATGGTTCGAAAGTCACGCACCGCAATGGAACGTCATTCGTCGCGCTGCCAGTTGAAGCGCAACGTCCAATCGCTGGCGGTTGTCAGTGCGCCTATTGCAAAGCCAACCCCGATAAGCAGCCCATGTGGGACACATTGGCGATCGGCGCCGACACGCCGCGCGCTTGGACAGTCCACTATCCTGATTTGCCGCGCTAAACCCTTGCCCCATAGCGTGGCGATAGGCCACATAACAAAGGAAACCGACGATATGATCACCCTCGAAAACATCATGACGATGGCCCAGCGCGAGGCAAACCAAGATCGCCGCCTGATGACGGTCTGGAACCTCAACCGTTATTCGCCCCTGTACGTCATCCGATTGGCGCGGGACGGCGATGCAGAACGCGCCGGCTTCGTGGCTACAATTCATCCCGAAGAGCCAAACGAAGATGACCTCGCAGCAATGGAGGCCTGAGACAGCCAGCTCATGGCCGCCGGTTCTGTCGACGGCCATTGGCGGGCGATCTTGCCCGGTAATGAAGGAAACCGACGATATGAAAACCCTGTTTGTCACAATTGTCCTGGCCATTGCCGCCGTGTCGTTCTCGCAGGAGGCGTTCGCCTACAATCAGTGCACCACCAGCTGCTACGGCAATCAGTGCACCACTCAGTGCTTCTGATGGCGCGAACCATCTTCGGCCTCATGGCCATAGGCGCGCTGCTTTATGCGTGTCGCCACTTCACCTGATAACCAGCCCCCGGCCTCAAAACCGGGGGTTTTCCTTGACAAGCCTATGGCTAAAGGCCAGCTTAGGCGAGACGAAGGAACCCGACAATGGCGACCATAACCCCCACCGCAGAGCAATTGCAGCGCGCCCAATGGGATTTGATCTTGCGCGACCTTGAATTGCGCGGCGAGCAAATCCGCCAAATGAAAGCCTTCGAGGGCCCGCGCCTGTTCATTCAAGCCTTGTCCGCAGCCGCTGCAGTGTTCATCGCCGGCGCCGCCGTTGGAGGCCTTCTGATCCATTGGCTCGGCGGATGACCCTGAGAGGCCCACAGAGCGGCCTTTGCCCCGAGGTGGACCAAAGTCACCTCAAATCGCCCGAAGGCCGCCCACGGGCCTCCTACGGGCGTTGGTGAGCCATGACCTTCACCGCTTGCAAATCGCGCTCGACTGCCCGACGCCGCTATCCGGGCGCCGCCCATATCGTTAAGGTGGACGGCGGCTATATGTGCTTCACTTCGACGACGGCGTATTTGTCGGCGTGCGCCAACGACGTGCGCCTTTTTGATTCGCCCGCTGCCTCAGCGTTGCGCCGCCGCAACGTAAAAAGCCGCCTCTTTGACTGGCGGACCGAGTTCCCGCAGAAGCGCGAGCCATGACCGCCGATGAACTGCGACAGGCCCGCAGCCAACTCGGCGTCTCAGGCGCAGAGTTCGCCCGCGCCTTCGATGTCTCAGAACGCACCTTGCGCTCATGGGAGGGCGCAATCCATAACAAACGCCTGATCCCCGTCCCACGCACAGTCGCAATCCTGACCAAGCTCGCGCTTAAAAATCCCTCAATCCGTCGCGAACTCGGGCTTACGAAAGCCAAAAGTGCCACGCCCCAGGAACCAAACGCCCAAGCCTAGCCGCTTAAGCCTGCCAACCCTGACCATCTGGAGCCTGCGCAAGGCCGGGATTATCAATCCGTCCATGGATAGCGCCGAAGTCGAAGTCGGCGGCCTCAGACGCAAGGTCGGCCTCTGGCACATGCCTTTCTGGAACAAAGGCTCATGGTCCTACTTCCTCTGCCCTCACTGCGGCCGCACATGCCAGAAATTGCGCCTCTACGACGGCCGCGTCACCTGCCGGCAATGCGACGGACTCCCCCGTGACCGCGGCAAAGACATCGACAGCATCCGTCAGAAGCTCGCCACGCCAAGGCACAATGCAAGCTCGCTTGAAACCTCGCTCAGACGCGCCATAATCGCCCAACGTCGGGAGAAACTCAAAAGATGGCCGCCCCCCAGGACCTAGATCCCGAACTGATCGCCGAGGCGCTCACTAAGGCCGAAGGCTCCGTCTGGAAGGCCGCCAAGACGCTGGGCGTCAGGACCGGCGAATTGCGCCGCTTCTGCCTCAAAGACCAACGCCTCATGGACGAGGCCCTCGAGGTCAATGAGCTCGCCCTCGACAAAGCCGAAGCCCAGGTGTTCAGAGCGCTGCGAACCGGCCCGCTGTCAAACCGCCTGCAGGCCGCTGCCTTTATCGTCAGGAGCCGGGGAAGGCGACGACGCTCGTAAAGCCTCTATCATGCAGCCCAGCAGGCGACCGGTAAGCATGTCCCTAAACTGCTCATCGCTGGCCTCGACCCCAAGGGCCCTGCATTTTTCAATTTCCCTGGCGATCCAAGCTTCATAATCCTTCGCCGTCTTCGGTAGCGCGGGATTTTCCAGCATCAGGGCACCGCAATCGCATTGGAAGGCGGCGCCGCCGTCGAGCCAGTTGCGTTCGTGGCCGTCACCACCGCCGTAATCTGCTTGCCCCCGGTGTCAGCGGAAACCAGCGTGTAGGACGCCGCGGTGGCGCCCGAAATAACAACCCCGTTGCGATACCAGGCATAGGCGTATGAAGTGGGCGTTCCGGCCCAGTTGCCCTGCGTCACGCTGCACACCGTCCCCACGACCGGCGGCGAGGCGTTGGCCGAGGCATAGGGCACGTCGATGTTGCCGGGAGGCGAAAGCACCCCAATCACCCCGTCAATCGCCGCAATCATCGTCGCCGCCGAGAGATTGCCAGCCTTGCCGATGTTGACCAAGTTGCAGAGGTCGCGGGTCAGGCGCGACTGGCCCGGCGCGGAGTCGCTCAAGAGGCCAGCCGCCGGCGTCTGTATCGTCCGGTCGTGGGTCGTCACGTCAGACGCCAGCGCCGTCGACACCGCCTGCATCTCAGCAGCCAAGTTGGCGTTGGCATAATGGATTTTGGCCAAAAGGACGACTTCGCCTTGGAAGTCTGGATAGCGCATCGACATTTTCAGTACCCCAACGGTCTCTGCGGCGGATAAGGAACTGGGACCGACCCATACCCATTCGGCGGCTGATTACCCCCCAGCAAGGCCAGAAGACCAGACGGATTGAGCCGCGGCGTATCCGGCCCGTAAGGCGTCGGGCCAGCCGAGGCGATTTGGCCGCCGGGAGTCGCAGCCGACACCGGCTGCGCATTCGCTGCAGGAGCGTTGGGATTGACCCCAGGCTGCTGGCCGCGGTTGAAAAGCCCGGCAAGATTGAGCGCTGACATCTTCGGCGGCCCGCCACGCGCCTGGCCCCCGCCCTCTGCTGGCGCATTGGGCCGGTCAATTGGGACGAAGCGATCGTTGGGCTGGTAATAGCCGAGATTCGCAGCCCCAGCCCTGCGCTTCATGGGAGGGGCCGCCGTAGCGCCAAGCGAGGCTAATGGACCTGCAGGCGCAGCATCTGCCGGCCTCGGCGTCGCGCTCGGCGAGCCAGGAGGCGTTGGCATCCCAGTGGGCGTGGAGCTGTCTGGCCAGTTGAACGCAGGCGGCGTCCGGGCATAGTTCGTGCTGTCCGGGTAAGCGCCTATGCCAATCGGATTACCATACCTGTCCCGGCTCAGTATCGTCCCAGCCGGCGAAGACGGCGTTGCCCCGGGCAGTTGAAACGGAGCGCCGCCCGTTGGCGACCCGCCTGTGGGATCAGCCCCGCCGCTCGGGTTCGCCCAGTTGCCGCCAAGCGACTGCAGCCAAGCCCAGAGATCGTCAGACCCAGCCATCAGCGGCGAGCTTCGTGCGCCTCGACCGGGCGGTGCGAGACCCCAGGCACGACCTTGGGCTTGTCGTCAGGGCCACGCTCGTCGTGCTCGGCCTTCCACGCCTCAACGCCCTTGGCGGCCATCTCCTCCGAACGCTCGCGCTGCTCGTCGGCGATCGTCCTCACCGGCGGCTCAACCTTGCGATCGCGCGCTGCGCTCTCCGCAAGCTCAAGCTTGGCTTCCTGGGGATCTTTGGAGTGCGCCTCGGGGACATGCGCGGCTGCCGGCGGCTGGTGGGGCGGCGGGTTCGGCGGCCGAGCCGGGGGAGGCGCTGGCTTCGGGGGTTCGGGTTTCGGCGGCGGATGCGGAGTTGTGGCCATTGAAACTCTCCCTGATTTGGGGCTTCGTCGTTGAGCATACACCATTACTGGGCGTCCGTCATAGCCTTGGCTCTCCGCGTGACAGCCTTAAAAACGCAATGAACGAGGAAATCAACGACCGAACGCATGAGCTCAATCTCAGCCTGCGCCTTCGCTTCCTTCATTGTGTTCTTGGCCACCCACTTCGGATAAACCCGTTGGCGAAACTCAAGTTCCCGCCTGCAACAACTCAGAAGGTCATTCAGGTTCACCTCGTGCCACTCCATCGCTGGATCGCTGATCCTCACTATCGGCGCGCGATGGTCCTGGCTCTCTGGAAACGCCTTCACCGGCGCCCTCGAAGCAAATCTTGTAGGTTTTGATCATCGCCAGGCAGCACAAGCGCAGTTGCTTGATATGCACGCCTACTGTCAGCTCCTCGCCCCGGTACGCCGCCTCGCCGATCGACCGGCAGTAGCTCGCCGCCATGTCCGCGTCCCTTATCAGCTCGTCGAACCCCTGGTTGCGCAGGAACGAAACCACCTCGGGCGACGCCGGCTTTAGGCCCGCAGGGGGTTGGTTCTTTCCGGGCATTGATCATGCTCTTTTTCCCGTCTCGGTTGTTACACGCCACTTTACTACGGTATAGCGCACTATAGTACCCGCCGCTAACCACCAGCCCTCAGGTCTGTCACCAACCTTTGCAAGGGGCTTGGAAGGAAGTGTCCACTGAACCCTAGACGGTTACTTTCATCTGCTAACTATCAAGGTATGGTATTACTTAGGCCGCGCGCGAGCGTGCGCGAAACGTTTTGGCTCGCCCGGCCCCGGCAGCACCCGCGGCAAGCCTTCATCGTTCTCCAGGAACACTTGCGTCTTGGAGTTGTTGTAATTTCAGGCTATTGGCCTAGATGATGGGCGGGATCCAACCCTCATCAAAAATGTGGCCTGGACGGGGTTCGGCCAAACGCCCCGTCCAGGTTATTTCAGGTTAGCGCCTCCTTCGTTCCGGGTCGCCGGCAATCACCGCTGGCGGTTCGATTTCAAGGGGCGGCTCGAGCCCCAAAACCTCAAGGATGAACTTGGGGATCGCGGATCCGAGCGGAATCCAAGGATCAGGGGCGCCAATATCCTCGCGCTCGCCCTGCTCGCTCAGCCGCCTGATGAGATCGCCGGTCATCGGGCTATCTCCCGCCCGAATTCCCAACTCTTTAGCGTCTCGGCCGTCGCATCAAGCGCAGCAGAAACCGCCTCAAGTTCGTCGCCGCGCTCGACCGATTTCTCGGCCAGCGCCAGATAGTGTCGGGCCGCCGTCTCGACGGCCTTGATCTGCTCAGAGAGGGGCACGGGCTCGCCGGTCATGCGAACGCCTCGCGCGTCTTAATTCCCCACGCCTTGAAGGCCGCCCGCGCGTCGTCGATTCCGCGCACCACCGCGCAGCGTGCGCCCGACCTTTCAAGACGCGGCAGCAACTCGCTTTGCGCGTCGCTTAGGCGTCCTCGTTTCGGGGTCTTGATCTCGAAAAACCCGGCTTGGCCACCCGGCAGGACGAGCCCAAGATCCGGCATGCCGCTCAAAGTGCCGGTCCATTTCATCCGCGCCGCCTCGGGCTTGGACCGAAGGCCCCCGTTCGGAATCGCGTAAACCACGACGCCAGGGCAAACCCAGCGAATCCACTCGACCACTGCGGCCTGGACGCGCGCCTCGGCGTTGCCGTCACGGCGACGCTCGAGCGGACGAGATTGCAGCGCCGCCTGGCTCATGCCTCCCGCCTCGTCTTGGCGGGAGCCTTGAGCTGCAGGCTCATGCGCTCGATGTCCTCGGCGGTCCAAATTGGAGAACTGGGCTTAAGCGTGATCGCCCATTGCCGCATGAGGGCGGGCGACGGATTGCGCACCCCCATCTCGACGTGATGGATGTGGGCGCGGCCGACGCCGAGCAGCCCAGCAAGAACCGCCCTGGACAGCCCCGCATCCTTGCGGGCGGCGATCAGGTTCTCGCGCGGGGTCATGCGGCGTTCTCGCTCACTGGCCAGATATCGGGCCGCAGATCGGAACGGGAGATTTGTCCGCTGGTCGCCTTCTCGATCTCAAGAGCCCGCACCGGCGGGGTTTTTCGCTGAGCCCAGCGCGTCACGGTTCCCGGGTTGACATGAAGGAGCGAGGCAAGCTGCGCGAGACTCATTCCTCGCCGGTAAAGGAGAATTTTCAGGCCAGGGTCTTGCATAAGTTGCATTGTTGCGCAACTAACAACGGCGCGCAAGACAAAAAGATGCAATATGAGCTAACGACATATGGAAACCCTCGCGGCTACCCTCCCATCCATGGGAACGGTAGTCACAATACATCAACTAAAACAGGGCCATAGGCCTCATTTTATCCCCCAATGGGCCGAGCATCGGCGCCTTGCTCAGAAAGATATTGTCGAAGCGTTAGGCGTGGATAAAGGGGTTGTCTCCCGCTGGTTCAGCGGCAGCACCCCGTCCGTAAAATATCAGGAAGCGCTGGCCGGCTTGTTCGAAACTGAACGTGAAAACCTTTTCCGGCACCCTGACGAAGACTGGCTCGCCGCGTTCTTTGCCGGGCGGCGCAGGGATGAGATCGAGCGCATCAAGGCCACGCTCGAAGCCGCCTTTCCGCGTAGCGTCAGCCACGCCTGACATCTACCAAACTGCCCTCGGCTAATTTGCCTTAAAAAGTTGCGAGTTGTGCAACAATTCCTGTTGCCACTGGTTGCGAGTTGTGCAACAACACTCGCATGACGCAAGCCCAGCCCCGCTACCTGAACCGCCTCCTCGAGTTTTGGAACGCTGCGGACGCCGAGTTGGCGAAGCGGGGCGAGCCGCCGCTCACATACGAGCACGCCCGCGAACTGTTCGACCTTGAGCTTGAGCCGCAGGACGTTCCCGCTGTCCTGACGAAGCCAACGCGAGAGGACCGGGCTGTCCCCACCATTGAAGGAGCCGTTCCATGAAAATCTGGCGAAAAGGCGTTACCGCGCGGCAATGGTCAGCCGATCCCAGCAATGGGAAGTTAACAGCCCGCCCCGGCCGCTTCTTCACCCTTAAATTCTGGATGCCGTCGAAGGGCGGCGGGGACACTGAGGTCATGGTTCGGTGCGAGCCGGGCGACTTCGATCTCTTGCTCAAAGCTATGGCCGCCGCCGATGAGGCGGCGACACTCCACGCGATCGGCGAGGTCCTCGTCGCCCGCACAACGCCGGTAGCTGCAAAGCCTCCGGTCGTTGGCTTTCAAGTGGAGCCATCCGCAGCCCGGCAAAGCGAGGCAGCCCTCGCATGACTGTCACGCTAACCCTGACTGACGATGAAGCCCGCGCATTGCGCGATCTGGCAGAAACCTATCTCGCCAATGACGGGCCTGCCTTCGAATGCATGCCCGATTGGCCTCAGCCCCACGCCCCGGAAACCCTGACGGCGCTCCGCACCCTCATCCTGAAGGAAGTTGCGGCATGACCGGCCGGCCGCCCCCCACCGCTGAGATCCTCACCCATTTTTGCGTCGACGGGGACGCGGTCCTCATGCGGCGCGACCGCGAAGCGCTCATCTTCATCGGCGTTTGCGAGGTCTGTGACGGCCACGGCCGCAACTGCCAGCTCTGCGGTTGGGAGCACGCTGAACGCACCTCGCCTGCGGGTGGCCCGTTGTGCGCCGAGTGCCTTGAGGCGCTTCAATGAAGCTCACGGAAGACGACGCCGCCGTCATCAAAGGCATGCTCGCCCGCGGCGATAAGCAGCAATGGATCGTCGCGTGGTTCGGCGGCGACTTCAATCCGGGTCGCGTCGCTGAGATCAACACGGGAGCCAAGTTCGCCGACGTGAAGGCGGCCGGACGGGAAAAACTGCCTCCAATCGGGCCTTACGTTTCGGGGCGCTCAGCGCACCAGGCGTTGGTCTATCTCGGGCCAATCAAGGCCGCCGTCGACCGCGCCCTCAAAGCCCTCACGGTCTTGGACGATGAAGAGAACCACAATGGCAAATGAAATCAGTTTGGTTCGTTATGAGGCGGCGCGCCAGGCGCTCGCAGAGGCTCAGCGGATCGATGAAGTTAAAGACATTCGCGACAAGATGGTCGCGCTCAGCGCCTACGCGAGGCAAGCGAAAGACGCCGAGCTCATCGGCTATGCGACCGAAATCAGGATGCGAGCCGAACGGCGGCTGGGCCAAATGCTGGTCGATCAAAAGGCGTCGATCGGTCTGAATAAAGGCGCCGCTGGTTCACGTGTCATCGGTTCCAAGAGGGAACCAGTGATGGATGATCGTCCGAAGCTCGCTTCTGTCGGCATCGACAAAAAGCTTTCGTCACGCGCGCAGCGGACAGCCGCCGTCCCTGACAAGGATTTCGAGGAGCGGTTGCTGGACCTTAAAGCGTCCGTCATCTCGGCCGCTGAGAGCACAGCGGAAGAACGTCGCATAGCCAAGATGGAGCGCCGCATCGAGCGGGAAGCAGAGTTGGGCGCAACTCTGCAGGCCCTGCCAAACAAGCATTTTGGCGTTGTTTACGCTGACCCAGAGTGGCGCTTCGAGGTTTGGTCCCGCGAGACCGGCTTAGATCGCGCCGCTGATAACCACTATCCGACGAGCGCTACTAACATCATCGCAAGTCGCGATGTGGCGACGATCGCCGCCAACGATTGTGTACTGTTCCTGTGGGCGACTGCTCCAATGCTACCGCAAGCCATCGAAGTGATGAAGGCCTGGGGCTTTGAGTACAAGACTCATTTCGTCTGGGTGAAAGACAGGATCGGCACCGGCTACTGGAATCGCAATAAGCATGAGTTGCTGCTGGTGGGGACTACGGGCGATGTCCCGGCGCCAGCGATGGGCACCCAGTTTCCGAGCGCCATCGAGGCTCCGGTCGGACGCCACTCCGAGAAGCCAGACTTCGCTTACGAAATTATCGAATCCTATTTCCCGAATCTGCCGAAGATCGAACTCAATGCGCGCCAGCGCCGTCCCGGATGGGACACTTGGGGATTGGAAGCTCCTGCGGATGCGACCCCATGACCGACGCCCAGCATTCAGACGCGACGGCCGGCGCACCCCCTTTGCCGGCCCCGCCAGTCCCGGCGGATGGACATCCGCAATTGCCGTCCGCCGGGGCGACGGTTGCATCCGGCGACGGCGGCAAGATCGCCGAGGCTCTAGCGAAGGCCCAGGGCGAAATCCGCAATCCAGGCCGCGGCTCCGAAAACCCGCACTTCAAAAGCAAATACACCAACCTCGCTGACGGCATAGCGGCGATTCGGGGTCCGCTATCGAAGCACGGAATCGCCTGGGTGCAGATCACCCATGTCGACGGCGACTTCCTAATGCTGACCACCAGCCTCATTCACGCCGTCTCGGGCGAGACGCTAGACGCCACATGGCCGGTCGGGGCCTACGCCAAATTGACCCCGCAGCAGATGGGTTCGGCCCTCACTTACGGCAAACGCTACAGCCTGTTCTCGCTCGTCGGCGTCGCCGGGGCCGACGAGGACGACGACGGCAATGCGGCTTCCGGCAAAGGCAAGGAGGATGACGGCCCGCTGATCGACGAGGATCAGGTCGCCGAGATCCAAGAGCTTCTCGCCGAAACCAAGAGCAACGTCGGGGTGTTCTTCCTCACCCTCGGCTGCACCACCTTTTCCGACATGACGGTCCCCCAATACCGAAAGGGGATCGCCTTGCTCAACGAGAAGCGCCGCCGCATGGCGACGGCAACGCCATGACCGCCGATGACCGCCAGGCCTTCCTACAGGCGCGCTGTGGCTCGGTGGGCGCGTCCGACGTGCCAAACATCATCCGGCGCACCAAGACCGGCTACAGCGCCTCCAGGGCCAACCTGATGGCCCTCAAGGTGGTCGAGCGCCTGACCGGGCTCCCGGCAGAGACCTACCAGAGCGCAGCCATGACGGCGGGGCTCGAGCGGGAGCCTCTGGCCCGAACGGCTTACGCATTCATATCCAACGCTGAGGTTGAGACGATCGGCATCGTCCGCCATCCGCTGATTGAAGGAGCTCATGCCTCGCCGGACGGAGCGATCGGGACTCTGGGCTTGGTTGAAATTAAGTGCCCCCAACCTGCGGCGCATCTCGACACGCTGCTGAACGAAAAGATCGACAACGACTACTTCGCGCAGATGCAGTGGCAAATGGCCTGCACCGGCCGCCACTGGGTGGACTACGTGAGCTGGTCGCCGGATTTCCCGCCATCGATGCAACTGTGGTCCGAGCGTGTCGAACGCTCGCCGGAGGTCATCGACGAGCTCGAGCGCGAGGTCTGCGTGTTTCTTCTCGAGCTCAAGACCAAGGTCACTGAACTCAAGAAGCGTTACGACCTCAGCGAGGCGGCGTGAACTGGAATGAGCGAGCCGACTCCATCGGCCAAACAAAGGTGGGACACAATGAAAAAGCTTTTATTGACGACGGCTTTGCTGGGGGCATTGGGGTTGAGCCCGGCGCTGGCCGCCGATACGGCGCTGACGCTATGGAACTCGGCTAACCCCGGCGGCGCGGTGACCGCAATCGGCACCACCACGGCGGTGCTCTCGGGGTCCAACCTTGGCGGCATCACCATCTCGACCAGCGGCGTGCTGCGGGAAACCGTGCCTAGCAACGGGATGACGGAATCCAACCTGTTCATCACCAACACCACCGGGAGCGTGCAGACGCTGGACATCTTGGCTGGGACGAACAGTTTTCTTGGTCCCAACAATGCGTTCAATGCGTCGGCCACTATCCTCATCGGAACCGGTTCTGCCGAACTCACCGGCGAGTTCTTCGTGGATCCGCTCAACACCCTGAACGGCGTGAACACAGGCCCGGTGGTCGGAACCCAGATCGGCGGCACTTTTGACAGCGGTTTGCTGACGGGGCCGTTCTCGTTCTCGTCCAATAGCCCAGACGTCCCGTTCTCGGTGACCGGCCTCTACGGCATGGCCGAGGAACTGCAACTGACTTTGCAGCCGGGAGCGTTCATCGGGGTTCAAAGCATTTCGATGAACGCCACCAATGCGGTGCCCGAGCCGTCGACCTGGGCGATGATGCTTGGCGGCTTCGGCCTGATGGCTTTGTTGGGCCTGAAGCGTCGTAAGACCGCGCGCTTCGCGGTCTGACATGTCGTTGCGTAAGCGTTGCGGCGTACCTTCGCCGTCTGAGACCCCTCAAGGACGGTGAATAGGGGGAGAGTCCGACGGCTCTCCCCCGACCGGCCATGAGCAAGCTAATCATCCTCGCACTCCTAACCTTCATCACCAGCCAATGCGTCTCGACGCCGCCCTGCCGCGTCAGCACCATCAACCACGCATGCCAGTAACCCATCTCACACTGGCCGATTTGAGGAACACCGACCGCATGAGCGAGCCGAACGTCGAGGAAATCGTGGCGCGGATGGAGGGCCAGATCGGCGATCCTTGGCACGATATAGACTGGGCCGACCTCCGCGCCCTCATCGCCTCATGGCGCGGGCGGGGAGAGGCGCTGAAGCAGATTAGCGAGTTTACTCGCACAGCCTATTCGGCGTCAGGCAAGGACGACCGCGAATTTCCAAGCGAGGAAGCTGCGATTGCATTGGCCATCCTCGCCGCAGAACCCGCCAGCGGGGAAAAGGAGCACGAAAATGTTGATGTTCGCGATAGGATTTCTAGCGTGTCTGCTTCTGGTGAAGACGGATACTTGGATGGAGAGAAACGATCCGTAGCCCCTCCACCCGGGCCACCGCAGGGCGAGGAGGAGGCATGATCAACGTCGTCACCATCGCCATCGGCATGGCGCTCTTGGTCATCTCGCTCGCCGCGCGTCATGCCGACGCGCCTGCGCTTGTCGCTTGGAGCAGTTGGGGCGGCTCAGTGCTGGTGATTGTAGGCGTCGGAAGGGTGATCTTTCTCACATGACCCGCGCCCTCTTGGTCCTTCGTCGCGACGCCGACCGCTCAAAGGCGGTCAACTGGATCACGTCCGCCCCGGCAGGAACCCGCGTTGAGTTCAAGGCGCCCCGCAGAACCCTCGACCAAAATTCGCGGTTCTGGGCAATGTTGACGGACATCTCCCGGCAGAAAGAACACATGGGCCGTCGCTATACGCCCGACCAATGGAAGGTGCTGATGCTGCACGCCTGCGGCCGAGAGATCCAGTTCCTTCCGGCGCTTGATGGCTCAACCTTCATTCCTTGGGGCCAATCCTCGTCCGATCTCTCGAAAGAAGAAATGTCGGAGCTGATCGATTTCATGGGCGCCTGGGGCGCTGAGCACGGCGTCACATTCCATGACCGCGAGGCGGCGGCATGAGAAAGATCGCTCCCTGGATCGGAACGACCGACGACGCCAAAATCCCATTGCAGGTACAGCTGCGCGTCTTGGTGAGACAGCATGGACGATGCGCCGTCACCGGCCACAAGTTCACGCCGGGGGACGCGAAGCGTCTGGACCATATCGTTCCCCTCGCCGATGGCGGCCTGCATGGCGAGACGAACTTGCAGTGGATTCTCGACGTCGAGCACAAGGCCAAGACCAAGGCGGAAGCCGAAGTGCGCGCCAGGGTTCGGAGCATCGCCGCCAAGCACGCGGGGCTAGAGCGCCGGCGCAAGAGCAACTGGGGCCGGAAAGAGCCGAAGCCGCCGCTTGCGGTGGCCGCGGGCAAGTCGGAGATAGCGCGGAGGTACCAGTAATGGGTCGCCCGCTTATCGATCTCGCCGGACAACGGTTCGGCCGCTTAGTGGTGGTGAGACTTTCGCACTCCGGCCCCCGCAAGCGCGCTTATTTCCTATGCCGATGTGATTGCGGCAACGAACACCTCGCGCGCAGCGATGCATTGCGCAGGGATAGCACAAGAAGCTGCGGCTGCCTTCAAGCCGAAGAGGCGGCGCGCGGAACTCACGGAGAGGCCGGAGGTGGTCGCAAACGGCTCAAGGCCAGCGTCGAATACAGAACTTGGTCGACGATGATCCAGCGCTGTGAAAATCCGAGAGCTACCGATTACGAACGATACGGCGGCCGCGGCATTAAAATTTGCCAACGCTGGCGCGAATCCTTCGAGGCTTTTCTCACCGACATGGGCCGAAGGCCTGCAGATAAGCGCAGCGTCGATAGGATCAACAACGATGGCAACTATGAGCCTGGCAACTGCCGATGGGCGACGCCTATCGAGCAAAGGCGCAATCGCTCTGACAGTCGTCATGCTCATGTATGAACCTGCCAGCGCGCATTGTTTCTCGATTTGGCGTTACCCCCAAGCCCAGCATTGCAAGGTCCGGCTTCCCGTCGTCGCGTCTTGGAAGCCGCGCTTGACCCCGGCGCGGATGGCTACCGCAACCGCTCCATCCGCGCCGGCGGTTGAACTCCCCCTCGATGAGGACACGGCGCGGGCACAGGCAATTGAGAGGCTCAAGTTGATGCTGGGAGAGATTCAATGAACGAGAGGCCAAGTCTGCGCGAGGCGATGCGCAACGCCAACATCGAAGCGATGGACGACGAGGCCGAGGAGATGGGCCTGCAGGCGGTCGCGACTGCGCTCGCCGCCCCGCCGCCCAAGCGCCTCGAGCCAACTGAGGAGGAGCGCCAGCGCGACCTGGATGGGGCGTTAGCGGACAGCATTGAGATCGTTTCCCGGCACCGCACGCGGTTGGGGCGTCGTATATGCACCCGCTCTGATGGCGAGATCGTGCGCCTTATCTTCGAGGCCCTGCGCCGCATGCCATCCGAAACCAGCGATCCAGGTTTTCCATCATGATGACGCCCAACCCTAAAGGCCGCCTCATCGTCCTTCGCGAGGCGGCCGAGCGCGGGCACATGCATGTAGAGACCTTACGAAGCCTTTTGCTCGCCGGCAAAGGACCGCCAGCGATTAAACGGCCAGGCTCAAGCCATTGGCTATTCTGGACTGGCGAATTTGACGCTTGGCTTGAGAGCGGCCGCGTTAAGCAGACTGGCGCAAAGGCGTGACGTTAGCGCCCATCAGCGTCGTCAGCTTGGCGGCCCAAGAGTTCATGGCGTCCCGCTGCTTATTGAGGGTGACAGATCGGTTATAAACGCCCGCAATTCCGCCTCTGACGCCCGTTGTATGGCCAAGCAAATCCTCAATGACGAGCGAGTCAACGCCTGCCTCATAAAGACGGGTCGCAACGGTGCGTCTGATGTCGTGAAGAGTCCAACCCTCTCCTGCGAGGGCGCGCAGCCGATTGATCGCGTTTCCCCAACCCGAGAACGGCGCCCTAAATCCCGAACCATTGCCAAAAATATAAGCCTCGTCCCTCTGACCTTCGGCACGCTCCGCGAGCATCGCAGCGATGGTGTCTATCATCGGAATGACACGCTCGTTGGTTTTCGCCACTTCGCCTCTAACCTTGATCGTTCGCGCCGCGAAATCGAGATCGCGTGGTTGCAGATTGGCGACCTCGCCCTTGCGCATGCCGGTGTGCAAAAGCACGCGCACGATGTCGGAAAACGGCGTTCTGTCAGTTGTCAGACGAGCGATTGCGCCGAGCTCATCGTCGGTAAGCACGCGCGTTCGCGCCTTTTCGACACCCCTCTTTTTCACGCCGGCAAGGGCCACCGCCTGGACAAGCTCACGCTCATGCAACCATCCAAGCCAAGCGCGTATTTCGGCTTGCGCGCGATTGCGAGCGACGGGCCCATTTTCCTTTTCGATGACGTCGAGTCGGGTGACGAGTTCGCCCTTGGTGAGCGATGCAACCGGATCATTGTTGAACGGTTCGACCGCGCGCCGCAGTTTCGCCATGCGCTCGCGTCGCGAAACCTCTTTGGCTCCGCGAAGGAAGTCGGTCTCATAAAGTTGAATCGCAGCGCGAACGTCCTTGGTGAGCGCCAATTCGATTCGCCGCGCGGTCACCGCCTGCTTGCGTTCGGCGTTAGGGTCACGGTCTTCGCCAAGCGCCAGCTTATGCTTGAGGACGGCGGTGCGCGCATCGGCGAGCGTGTTTACCGCCAAGCTTACGCGCGCCGACTTTTTCGTCAGGGGCGAGCGGTATTCGTAGCTGAACGACCGCTTGCCAGTGGGGTAGATCCGCACGGTGAGGCCTCGCTCGCGCAATTCCGTGAAGCCTTCCTTGGGCAAAGGCGTGGTGTCGATAATTCGCTGAGTGAGGGTCATGGTTCGTCGGTTCCTTTGTCCACATATGTGGACGGCTGCGTTTCGCAACGCGGCTGTAGCACACGGTGTAGAAAACCGTCAAGCACGATAAATCCCAGCGCGTCCCTAGCTTTCCAAGGATCAGGCGCTTGGGTTTGCTGGGCTTCGATGTGTGCATTTAGAGGGGCTTTCGTGACTGACGATCACATGCCTGGGTTCAGCGCATTCCTTGGCGCCCGCGTACAAGACACTGAAAGGAAAGATAAAACTACCATCATCGGGAAATTAAAAAATGCGTCTGCACACACCGCCAGCCCAGAATGTGTGCGTCCATGTGGGCAGGCGTGGCCTGCAGAAGCAACAGATTGGCCTAGGAAAACAGTTGCGGGTCCGCTGCGCGTGGCCTATGTTGTCTACAAGGCAACCGACGAACCGACGATGATTGACACTCTCAAGCTATCCAATCGGCTTAAGGCCGCGCGCATGCCGTCCGAACAGGCCGAAGCCATATCCGAAGGCTTGGCTGAAAGCCTGAAGGAAAGCTATGTCACCCGAGAGTTTCTGGACGCACGCCTCGCGTCTCTGAAAGGCGAGATTGACGTCCTCAAATGGATGGTGGGCTTCAATCTGGTCATGACGGTCGGCATTCTCTGGCGGGTGTTCGCGCACTGAACCGACGAAGTGAGGAAGCGGAAGTATGAGCAAGGAGCCGTTCTTCGGACCAGGCCGCCCCCCGTGGAAAGCGGACTATGAGTGGCGCGAGATCAATCAGCGCGCAAAAGACATTTCCCCATGCAAAAAAAACGACGTGACGATGCTGGATATACTCAGCGCGCTACTGTTCGGCATAGTGTTTGTGCCCCCCATCATGTGGCTCATCGGCAATCTTCTTCACTGACCCGGCAGCCTGTTGGCCGCGCCCTGGCTATAGATGAACTGGCGCACCCAGTCGCGCAGCGGCGACGGCGCCGTGGCTGGCGAGAGCGGATTGTATGTCCCTAAAGGGTTCTGCATGGTGCGTGACGCTATGGTCTGCCGCAGCGCCGCTTCCGCAGCCTGTTGCTCGGCCCTGTTCGCAGCGGCAGTGTACGCGCTATAACCCGCCTTCCCGCCAGCGTATAGCAGGCCTGTGCCGGCTTCCTCGCCCATACGCGCCCACCACGGCTGATGACCTGTCCCTTCCCCGCCTGTCGCGGCGTTCACGCCTTCGCCTAGGCCTATCGCCGCCAATGGCCCGAGGACGAAATGTTTCGTACCCCAGTCCAGCGCCGTTGGCTTGCCCGTGGTCTTGGCGAGCGCTGTGGTGGCGGCATTATAGGGCGAACCTTGCGGCGCCCAAACGCCGGGCTTGCTCTGCGCATCGCGAGCCGCCTGATCAGCGAGCCACGATCCAGCCTGCGTCCCGATGTCCTTTCCCGCTGGCGTTGCGCCAACACTATTCCACACGTCGGCGCGTTCCATGTCCCTGGCCTTACCGGTCAGGAAATCGCCTTGTTGCTTAGTCCAAGCCGCGAATGATGGCTGGGTTAGCTGACCGTCCGCATAGGGGAACGACTGACCGTTGATCTTGATTGTTCCTTCGCCGGTCGCTGGCACCTTCACATTCGGCATAGTCGGCGGCGTCCAATTTGCTGGGACGCCCGTTTGCGGCGTCCCATCCTGAAGCACGCCCTGCAACTGCTTCTCGTAATGCCGCGCATAGTTTTGGTCATTTGCCGAGGCGTTGGGATTGCCCTGGATTTCACCCAGAGCTTTTTGCGCTCCGTGAATATCGTCGGCCGACAGTTGCGGCTTCTTAAGCAGAGTGTTGATTTCAGCTTGGGTCTTTGGGGCGTCATCCCACTTGTAGCCGCTCCAGTCCCGAAGCGAGTTTTGGGCGTCAATCGGGTCGATCTGTGGGTGAACTTCTTTCGTGGCATCGTAGAGGATGTCAGGGAGAGGCTTGTATGCCTGCTTTGCCTGGGCAAAATAGTCTTGCGCTGATGGGCTGGTAGGCAGCTTGCTTCCGGTGCTCGGAGCGCCAACGACACCCCCGGATAGGACCCCAATGCCGATATCCCAAGGCGATAAGCTTTCGTTGCGTCCTACCTCGCCCATTGCGGTTGAACCGCCGCCGACTGTCGCGCCCGCGACACGGCTCGCCGCCCATCCGGGCAATTTGGAGAGGAAAGGCGCGGCGCGAAGGCCCTGCGCTACGGAGCCGAGGGGTCCGGCGCCGGTCATGTTTGCGGCGATCGTGCCCGCTGGACCAAGTCGGGCGCTCGCCGCCGCCGTGTCAGCCTTTGCCGCCGCGAGATTGCTCAGATAGTCGTTGGCGCTATTCTGACCTGTGGCTTGCTGCCTAACAACATTGGCGATGGTGTTCGGGTTCTGGGCGTTGCCCGTGATATCGTTGTAGACCGCCTTCTGGCTGGCCAGCAGGCTATCACCTATGCCTAAGGTGTTGGCCGCCGTGCGCCCATAGTCGGCCGCCGTCTGCCCGAGCTGTCCGATGCCTTTTCCAGCCTCTGCGAGATGCGCCATGAGGAAATCATTCCACGACGACTTGGCGGCGCGTGGGTCGAAGGCGCTCATCTGCCCGAGACTGTCCGGCTGATTGAATGAGGCTGGGGTGTCGCCAGAACTTGCGGCCGAGGAAGCGGAAGCGGCTGGGACAGCCGTCATGGGCGCGGTTGGCTGGTTGAGCGACTGGGCGGCCGCTCTCCCTGTCGGCACGGCGGGCGCAGCCGTAGGCTGCTGCGGTTGTCCCGGCGTGGACGACTGTCCGAGCGGGATCGCGTCTGATCTAGGCATCAGGGCTTCTTCTTCGCTTGGCCGTCGGTATCTATGAACACTTTGCCGGACGGAAGGGCGTCATAGGCAGCGTCAGCTTCGGTCGTCCTCATTTTACTGAAGTCGGGAATGTTGCGCTTGGGGCCGCCCGTCAGGTCCTGGTTGGGAAGGACGTACTTGGCATAATCCTCGTCCGAGAGCCTGGGGTCGTCACCCTTCTGCGCCGCGCCGAACAGGCCGGCCCGGTGCTGGGCCAGTTGGTCGCGATATTTCTGCGCCGCAGCAAAGAAATCGTTGGGGTCCTGGTTCAATTGCCCCATTGTGCTTTGCGACGGCGCATCTCTGGCGAGTTCCGCTTGGGTGACACGGCCCGCGCCTTTGAAGTCCTGCACCCCGGCCGCGTACTGCATCCCCATGATCTGCTGGTAGAGCGACCACGCCTTCTTGCCCTTGTCGTCCATCGTCGCCACCGGCCGCATCGAGCCGCCGGTGCCGAGAAATTCCTTGGCGCCCTCCTGCATCTCTGGGGTCATGAACTGATCGAGCGCCGAGATCCCCTTGTCGTAGTTCCCGAGCGCCGGGGCGAAATTGTGCTGGTCGGCGACGAGGTCGGCAGTCTTCGTTTTGGCCGCTGTGTCGCGGGTTGTGATCACCTCCCGCTGGTTCTGGTCCCATGCGCCTTCGCTCGCCAACTCAGGTGGCAATGGCTGTCCGGGGTTCGCCTTCTGGAACTGCAGTACCTGCTGCTTGTATTCCTTGTCGGTCTGGGTGCCGGTGAGGCCCATCTGGCTCTTGAGGACGTCGCCGAACAAGCTGGGATTGGCGGCGAACACTGGAGCCAGACTCTGATCGAGGCCGGCTTTGTCGAGCATGCCGGGCAACGCCTGCCGGTACGCCAAAAGGGCTTGGTTCTGCTGCTGGTACTGTTGCAGTTGCATGAGGTTGTTGAACATCGAGCCTGCGTCTTGGCCCTGCGGCCCCGCTATCGCCTTCATCATGGCGGGCGTGACGCGCCCCGGATGGAGGGCCGCCGCCACGCCACTGAGGCCGCTCCAAAACCCCTCCCTCGCCTGGTTCTGCTGCGACAACGCCATGTAGGCCTGCGCCAAATCGGGTGGAGATTGATAGACCTGCGGCTGCGGGGGCTGTTGGGGCGCTGCCGGCCCTCCCGAGGGGTCAGGAGAGCCGCCAGGCCCCGCCGGGCCTCCTGGGGGGGCGTTCTGCCCGGCGAGTGGTTGTGGACCCTGGGGGCTTCCTGCTTGCCCTGGGGCCTGCCCGAGCGAGGCGGCAAGCTGCGCCTCAGCAGGAGGCCTTCCAAACAACGTCTGAAGGATATCAAACGGGCCAGCCATGGCTAATACCCCAGTCCTTTAAGCGTGTTGCCGAAGCCCTGCTGGAATTGCGATCCAGGCCCGCTCTGCGCCGGCTTGAAGTTTTGCATGAACGCCCGCAGCGCGCCGCTCGATGGCTGGGAGCTGGTCGGGCTCGCCGGCACGTTGGCCCCCGGAGTCGTCACTTTGCCGGGGTTGGCGAGCGCGCTGAGAGTGGCTTGCCACATATTCGGGGGCGCGGGCGGCGCTGGGCCTGCCGGCGCTGATTGTTTCGGCATCCCCATCGTGGGGTCCATGCCCAGGAGCATCATCAAGCCAGAAGCGTCGTTCGAAGCCTGCGAGCCGTAGTCGCCCCCCGCGAACGAACTCAGCGGAATGTCGCCGGATGGATTTCTCACCCCCAGCTTGTCTACAGCGCCAGGGGTATAAATCCCCTGCGGATAACTGGTGGGCGTCGAATTCAGCGTCGTGCCGGGCGCTTGCTGTTGTCCTTGCCCCGCATTGTATTGCGCCAACTGTGCCTGATAGTTGCTCTGCGCCGCGTTGTTGGCGTCGGTGTAGCTTTGGATCGGGTTGCCCATGGCGTCGGTCGGCGCGCCGGCATACGAACTCGGCCACGGCAATGCTTTGTTGCTGAAGAGGCTGTACTGATTGAGCCACTGATCCGGAGAGAACAAAGCATCCGGGTTTTGCGGCTGGAATGTCACGTTGCTTAGGTCAGCCATAACTCTGGTCCATCCACTGCTGCAAGTTCGACATCAGCGAAGTGCCGTACACGGACGGCTGCGTCTGTATGCCGTAACCCGTCCACGGGTTTTGGCCCGGCGGGGCCGAGCCCCATGTCATCGGCTGATTGAGGCCTGCCATTCGCTGGGCGTAGATCTGGGGGTTGCCGAGCAGCGGCGAGACATTGCGCGCCCCCGGCGCAGGCGGGATATTGGGCTTGATGTCGGGCGGCTTTTGGGCGTCGTCAGACTTGCCGAGATCCTTCTGCAAGTCTGCGGCGAGACCTTCCATCTTGCCGCCGAGGCTGGCCATTGGGTTCGAGTTGATGGTCGTGCCAGGCGTGGTGGGGATCGGCGGATTGACTGTCGATCCTGGCGTCCCCAGCGCGGCCCCTGGGCCGCCGGCCTGGGCGGTGGGATCCATCGGGCCGGGGGCCTCTGAGGCATTCACCGCTGGCGCTACGCCCGATTTGAGATAGGCCTCCGCGTAGGGATCGCCCTTCCATGGACCGAGGCCACCAGCCTTCATCTGATCCATGGCGAAGCGATCGGCGGCCTGCCATTGCGCCGGATCGCGCGGATCAATTTTCTTGGCGAGCGCTAAGTTGCCGAGCCCGTTGCGGACATTGAGCTGGAAATCGCCGAAGCTGAATGGCTTGCCGTTCTCGACGTCCACGGTCGACGCGGCGTTCGGATTGCTCGCGCTCCAAGCTCTTAGGCCTTCAGCGTTTGCGATACCGAGCGCCAAGTTCGGATTGAGCCCGATCGACTTGGCGTAGTCCTGAATGAACTGTGAATGAGAGCCGGCGAGCGGGGAGGAGTTGACGGTAAGGCCTGGATTGATCGATGGCGTCGCGCTGGCGATTGCCGGCCCAGTCCCGTTCGCGCCATTGTAGGCGTTCCACACGTTTTGAAAGTTGCCGCTCGACCGCGCCGCCTTGAGCGAGGCCAAGAGCTGTGGGGTTTGTTCAAGCGGCTGCGGCGGCAATTGCCAGTGGTTGAACTCCTTTTCGTTGCCAATCCCATAGGGGTTGTGCAGCCCATTGGCCTGGGCGATCTGCGCCCATTGCTGGGTGATTTTGCCATTCGGGCCGTCGAGACCCGAAATGTCCGAGGCTAGACCATAGCCGTGCGACGAGTTGCCGCCGGCGTCATAGGCAGAGCCGGTCGTCGTGTCGCTGCGATAGCCCGACATGAGGCCAACGGGCAGCCCGGCCGCACGCGCCTGGCGGATCGCATTGGCCAGCGAGCTCGCAAAATCTGGATTGAGGTTCGATGTATCGCCCTCCCGATCCGGGTGGGCGCTAAACCCGCTCAGATAGGCATAGGGGTCGTCAGCCACTGAGTGCTCCCCTCAGTTGCGGCATCCGCATGCGGCGCGGCCTCATCGGCTTCGGTCCAGCGAGTGGCCCTAGTCCCCCAGTGGCAATGGCCCCCAGGTTTGGCCCAGGCATCCGCGGGCCGCCCATTGCCCCCGCAGCGACAGGCGGGGCCATTGCTCCCATCGGCGGCCGTGCGCCTGCGATAGCAGCCAGATTTGGCCCCGGCATGCGAGGTCCGCCCATCGAAGCTGCCGGGATAGGCGGCCCCATCGCCGGCCCCCGTGGGACGGCAAGCGCGCCCATGATCGCCGGGTGAACCGCCATCTTGCCGCCCGAGCCGGGGATCTTCGCCACCGCGCCGGGCCCGAATTTCTTGGCGACGTCCTCGGCCATCGGTCCTACCACCTTGGGATACGTCTTCGGGTCGCCCTTGTAGCGATAGGCGTGAATGGCGATGCCGGACGGATGCATGCCGACCTTGGTGATGTCGGTCTTCAGCCGCCGGTCGGACGCAGGCATGAACATCGACGCCAGTGAGCCAGCGGCCTTCAGGCCGCTAAGCGCCGCTGACAGCGGGTCGGCGGACTGCTGCGTCTGGGTGGTCGAGGCGCTCTGCGTCCCCTGCTCATAAGGCGTCATTCCGAGCGCGCTCTGTAGAACCGAGAGCTGTTGGTTCGGGTAATTGGCGGCGTTCTGGAACTTCGCTATCTGCGCATTGATCTGGTTTTGCGCCTGCTGCTGTTCCGCCTGGCCTGCGGTCAGCTGCTCGCCGAAATTGCGCAGTTGCGAAGCCTGCGCCTGGTTGCCGAGCTCGCCGAGGCCGCTCGAGGCTTGTAGATTGAGGTTGCCCTGGTTCTGCTGCGCCGCCTGGTTGGCCAGCGCCGCCTGCATCCGGCCGGCAATGTCCGTCTCAGCCGCCGTTTGCGCTTGGCCGAAGTTGGCTTGATTCAATTGCGCGGCCATCTGCGCCATGTTTTGCGCGCCCTGGGCCTGCGTCACGCCCTGCTGGATGCCCTGCCTTGAGCCGCCGAAGGCGTTCGCCGAGTTCGCTGCGTTCTGCTGCTGGTTCTGCGACAACGCGAGCTGCTGCTGCATGATCGGCAGCGTTTTGTTGATCACGTCCTGAGTGTACGGGTTCATGTAGGGCGAGAGATCGGTGTTCGAGAGCTGCCCCGCTGTCACCTGCTGCGGCTGCTGCCCGAGCACGCCGAGGTATCCAGCCTGCGCCGCATTGTATTGGTCCTGTCCGGCATTCCCGCCGGTCGCAGCCGTATTCCAGCTCTGCTGCATCTGCGGGCTGACATCAGCAACCATCTGGCCCTGGTACTGCTGCAAAGGTTGTTGCGCGACGTTCTGCGCGAAGGCATAATTCTGCTGGGCTGCGTCGTTAATCCAAGGAGGGAATTGCTGAACAGACTGGCTTTGAGTGTTCTGTGTAGTGTCGCTTCCGCCGCCCATGGTCACATTTCCCGATGAAAGAGGAAGTTCTTCGCCTTCAGCCGCCAGCCGAGACGCCGCCAGCTTCCTTCGCGCAGCCAGCCCATGCGTCCATAGGTCGACAGCAAGCCACAGTTGTTCTCGTCGGCGTAGTCCAGAATCTTGGCATGCAGGGCGTCGACATCGGAGAGGTCGCCGACGTAAGCGATGAGCTGCAATTGCCTGGCGCGAGGAAATTGCTGCACCTGAGTAATCGCCCACGAATTGTTTTCCGTGAAGGACTGCATCTTGCCTTCGGCGATCGCCGCCAAGATGTCCGACACGGAATAGAGGCCGCCTATCCGGTCGAGCACCCGCGCAAGTTTCCGGTGATAGATAGCCGCGGTCACGCCATCATCCTCGTACTCCCGAGGTCTATCGCGACCGCGACGATCGTCCCGTCAGTCTTGACCTGAAGCGAGAAGACAGCCGGCGTGGTTCCTACCGGCGCATCATTGGCCCGCAGCAGGATTCCAGGCAGCGCGGTGCCCGTCTTCATCTGGGCGGCGAAACCGTGGCGGCACCAGAGCGCGAAGGTGCGCAGATAGCTGGTCAGCGCCGGGCTGACGTCAGGCATGCTCGGCAGATCGGGCGGCGGCTGGGGCGTGACCGGCGTTGGCTGGGGCATTAGCGGTCGCCTCGTTGCACGGCGTCCACAAGATGAGCGCCGACGGTAAATGGCAGGACCGGCGGCCCATCGACCTCGATCTTGAGCCGGATGTCTCGGCCAGTGGTGCGGAAGTCAACGTAGCCATCGTCACGGACCGACCTCGGCGTTGTCTGCAGCTCAGGCGCCCCCGTCGAGCGGCTGTTGCGGTAGAACAACGAATATTTCAGGTTTGTAATATCGCCTTCGATGTCCGGCAGCATCTGCTTAACGGTGATCAGCTGCGCGCCCCAGGTGAGGTTAAGGTCGAACGTCTCCGCGAACGGCAAGTCCGCATTGACGTAGACATTGCCGAGCTCATGCTCGAAAGCGACCAGGCCATCGGCCATGATCGTCTGTGCGGTGAAGCTCGCCGTGATGCCGGCGGAACGGCTCATCCTTCCCTGACTGAACCAGCCTTCTTTATAATTATACACAAAACACCGCGTGTTGTAGGGCTCGCCATCCTGCGGGAAGAACCACCAAAACTCGCTGAAATTGCCGACGTGGACCGCGCATGCCTGCTCGCGCACGTTGACGAGGTCGATGTCGTCGTCGACCCATGGGCGCACCTTGCATTGCAGTGGCGTCATCGTGGTGCCGTCGAACATGAACATCCCCTGCTGGCTCATCCACAGCGCCATCGCCGACGATACGATGACGCTCTCTGGCGACCACGGCGTGCAGTTGTTGCCAAGTTCGACGTAGTTGTAGACGTAGGGAATGCCAAGGAAGCTCGACAAGTACGCCTTATGAGCGGTCCAGAAGATGGTGCCGTTGCGGGTCGCCTTAGCCGTCACGATCGGCGAGGCCGGCTCGATATCGAGGAAGCCGGCCTGCGAGGTGACATTGCTGAAGTCCCAGGCGTGAAAATTCTCCTGGTCGCACCAGCCGAAACGCCGAAACGAACCGCCATCAGTCGTGCCGTCATTAACCATGCCGAAAATGACGACGAACCTCTCTTGGGTGACGACAAACAAGCGGCCCAAGGGCGCGAAGCCGGTACCGGTGTCCGTGCTCGTCACCTGGGTCATGGCAGCATCGGGGACGCCCGTGCCGCCGCCGAGCGGGTCCCATTGCAATAGCCGTCCATCCGGCGACGTCATGGCGAGAAGGATCTGGCCAAAATTGTCGAGGCTCCAGGCGTTCGGCAAGACGTCGATCGGGATGATCGTCACGTCCGTGCGCGGCGTGCCATAGTCCTCGGCCGAGTAATCTCCATCGCCGTATCCCCCGGTCGTCGGAAACGTCGGGCCAATCATGCCGTCGACGGGGGTGATCTCGACAAGCGTCCCGCCAGTGTCGACGTAGATATTCTGCTCGCAAAGATAGGCGATGCGGTGAACCCCGTTGAGGTCGTACCAAGAATGCACGGCGCGGCAGCGCGAGGCGAAGCCATAGCTGTATTGAGCCTGCCCGCCCACAGGACTCATTTGACCCTCGACCCACCGCATCAGGTTGCATTCAGCCCAGTTCGAAGACCGCATCTTTTTCGTTGCCGTAGCGACGACGCCGGGGGGTATTTCGAGCGGGCGGAATGGCGTGCTCACCTTGCCTCGAGCTCCTGCACGCGCGCCGCCAAAGTCTTCACGGCGTTCACCAGGGCATACACGAGCTCTGAAGCATCGAGGTCGCGCAGATCGTCAACCGCCTTGCCGTCAACATACCCCGCTCGTTTGGTCACCATGCCCGGGAAAACAGCCTCGACGTCCTGCGCAACCAGGCCGACGAACGGCTTGCCCCGAACCCGCTCCAACTTTGACTTCTTGCCCGGTTCGGCGTCGTTGCCTTTAAAGCGGTAGACGACCGGCTCAAGTTTCATGATCTCGTCCAAGCCAAGGGCGTAGGGACGCTCGACGGTCTTGATGCGGGCGTCGCTCGAATTGGCCCACGAGCCGCCGCCTGGCTTGTAGCCTTGGCCGGTGATGCCGAACGCCCCGCCCGCGTCCATCTCCGCGAGTTCGACGCCCGCACCGATAAAGGCGATCGATCCAGAACAATTTATCGACCAACCCGAGGCGAATTGAAGAACGCTGTTGCCAAGAACCGTAGCGCTTCCGTTCACTAAATATTGGGCAGCGTTTGCTCCACCCGTCGCACCCATTGCGCCGCCGACGTTCAACGTCGTGCCGATTGTCACTGCGCCGCCGACGGCCAACCCGCCCGCGCCAATGATCACCTGGCCCGAGGCGCGATTGATTTCAAACGGATTGGAAAGAAACCCGCCCGCGTCACCGTAAGCCTGGATTAGGAAATTCGCCCCGGCGTTGCCGCCTGTTTCAGCTTCGCCGTCGCCAAGGAACATCCCCCAACGCATCGCGCCTGCTGCTTGACCATAGATTTGGTTGACCGCTGGCCCAGTAGGGGTGTTGAGAACGATCTCGTTCGGGGCCACAAGGACGGTGCTGATCCCCTCAATCGCCTCGGCAACCTCGAACATCGTGGTGTCGATGCCATCGAGGTCGTTGTTGAGTTCAACGCCCCAAGTGCTCGTGTCGCCGCCGACTTGAGGCTTGATCCAACCGAAGTTGGCCGTGAGCGTGCTAGCCATGCGATTCAGTCTCCGGCGGCGTATACGGCTTCGGTGTGTTGCCCGCCGCCAACCACTCTTGATAGGCGGCGTAATCCCGGTTTCTCGGACCGACTGGTATCCATGCCTGATCAACGTCACGTAAGACGATCTTAGGATTGGCTGTCAGCGTGTAGGTTGAGACAATTTTAGGGAGCAGCATCGCTAAATCTCCACTGAAGCAGTGAATATCACGTTTATGACTGCTTGGCCGGTCGCCGTGGCTGTTCCCTGACACCCAAAAGCAATTCCACTATCCGATAGCGTCTGAGAAGTAACGTTAGAGCTACCGTTCGAGTTCATCGTTAATGTCGCAACGTCAATCATTGGGGTATGCATTGCCGAGGCGGCAACATAACTCCCCGCCCCCGCGTTAAAGCCAGCGAGAATTTGACCGACCATGTAATATGCCTGACATCTCCCATATCTTACGGCCAGCGGCTCGAACACAAACGGCGTGGCGATGCTGCCAAGCTCCAGCTTGACGCCGGTGAACGCCCACTTCGCGCCGCTGGTGTTGCTTAAGATCACCGAGCTGGTAGCGCGAGTAGCAGTCGTGGTGCTCTGCCATACGTTGGTCGTGGCAGTGTTGCTGGTCGAGCCAGAGCCAAGGTCGAAATCAACATACATAGCCGTGGCGTTGACCCAACTTGTATCGGTGTCGCCTGGAACGGTGATAACAATCCTTGTCCACGCATTGGCGGTGGGTATAGAATAGGTAGTAACGTAAGATCGGAACGATGGCGAATTATTGTTGGTAACAGCTAAAGAAAACGTGCCGGTTACGCTAGAAATGACCCAGAACGATATTGTTATCGATTGCGGGCTCACGCCTCCCCAACCGAGATCAGCATAAGAGTCACGCAAAATACCTTGTTGAATTACGTTGCCGTCCGCCGCCGCCGCCGCAACAGCGGTCAACGCCTGCACACCCTGACAATATTCAAAGCCCGCCGGCGGCGAATACGGGTAATTGATTCCCCAATTCCATTTGGTTATCTTGGTGGAGTAGACCAGCCAGCGATCCAGCATCCACGCGGCAGCGACCGTGACGGCGTTACCAGAACCGGGCGTATATCCACGCTGATTGACGTACATATCGCCGTTGTCGATGCGGTTGGGATTGGAGAAGACCGCACCCGACAAAGCCGCGCCAACAAAGGCGGTGGTGGCAAGCTTGGTCGTGCTGTCGCCCGGGGCTGGCGTCGAAGCGGTCGTCGGCACACCAGTGAACGCCGGCGACGCAATCGGAGCGCGCGTCGTGTCGGTCGGATGGATGTGATCGCTATGCGCGAACGTCGTCGCGGAACCGGCAGCCGCCGTCCCGTCCATCGCTGGCGTGGTTGCCGAGAAGTTGGTCGCAACGCCATGGACGGTCGAATCGATGCCGTCGAGATCGGCGTTGAGCTCGGTCCCCCAGGTGTTGAGGTCGCCGCCGATGGTTGGCTTCGTCCAGCCGTAATTGGCGGTCGGAGCCCCCCGAGGGTCTACAGCCGGGGAGGCGCGCAAGGATATGCGAGGCGGACGCACGGGCCCCTTAGCCATGACAAAGCTCCGCTTCTTCCCATTCGACTGCCGGACACGGCGGTGAAGGGCTCCACAATGGTCCAGAGGACAGCGTGGCGGCCATGACGACATTCAGGTTCATTTGACCGGCAAACTTCCTGGTGTCGCTCAGTGAGGCGCTATAGGTCACCTGAGGCCGTATGCCGCCGCTGACCTTGCGAACCAGATTGGTCAGGTTGGAACCGGCATAGGTGATTGACGGCCTTAGGTCGCCCTTAAGGTTCGCCTTGCCGGCTTCGGATATGGAACCGGCAAAGGTGACCGACGGCGCGAGGTTGCCCGCTAACGACCAAGTCGTTCCCTGGCCGTAGACACCTTGGCCGTAATAGCTTTGGCCATAGGCGCTCGCCATGTCATTGCGCCGTGATGGTCAGCGCGCCGACGACGAAGCGCGTGATGTCGCCCGAACTAACCAGCGTCGGCGCGGTCAACTGGCCTGAGCCCTGGAACACGCCTGCGGTCGCCGCCGTCCAAATGCCGAAATAGGTGATGGTGCCCCAGCCCGATCCGGTCGCGGCGGGATAGGTGACGATGGCGGTGTTGGCAGCGACCGTTGGCTCGTTGCCGGTATTCGAGAACGCAACCGGCCCTTGGCGCGCATAGCCGCTGCCAGACACTTCGGTGGCCCCGGTCGTGCCGGGATCACTGATGTGGAGCGAGACAAAGGCATTGGTCGTCAGCGGAGTGAGGATCGCCGCTTCGCCTGCGGGGGATAGGCCGGTCATTTCGATTTCTCCATTAGGGAACCCCGATTGCGGTCATGTACGTGCGAAGGCGGTTGTAGAGGGCGAGCTGGCCCGCGCTGCCAAGCGAAGCGCCGATGAAGGCGGCGCTGATGGTCGAGGTTGCGGTAAAGCCGCCCGCAGGTATGTCGCCAATCGCAAAATCAATATTCTCTAATGCAACAGACGGAGCCCCATCTGTATTTTTAAGAACAGCATCGAAGTACATTGGAACGGTACCCGGTCCTGTTCTATCTGCACTATACCAGCCATTCGTCGCTGGTGAAGGCGTCTCGCTTGTTCCATTGCTGGCGTTGATGCCGACATAATAATTACCATCAGAAAATCTTGGCAAAAGGGTTACTTGAGCGACCGATGCGCTTGTCCCAAGAAATATTCCACCTAAAGGCGCGTTGTACGCCCAAGCGCCAATGCTAGCGGAATTGAGTGTAAACTGTACGGTGGTTAAAGGCAGGAGGCCTGTGTCAAGCCCGCCAGCCGCAAACGCCGAGAACCCCTGATACGCCGTGAACGTCGCGCTCCCCGTCAGCGGATAACTCGCACTCACAAGATTCAGCCGCGCGTCGGTCGCATTCTGTTGCGCCAACACATACAGCGCGTCGAGCTTCGCCCACACGCCGTCGCTGACCAGCCCGTCGATCAGGTTGGCGATGTTGGTCCCATTGCCCCCCTCGTTGCCGCCAACGGTGCGGGCGAGATAGGCGAGGGCTTGGGAGCTATGTCCGCCTGCGCCATCCCATGGGCTGAACCCCGCTGGCGGGGCGTACTTCTGGCTGGCGGCGGTGGGCTGGAGGGTCCAGACTTCGCCTGTGTTTTCCATCGTCAAAGCCGGGAATAAAGCTCCGACTGTCGCCGGAACAAAGGACACCATCGGCAGAGACCCGGTCGCTGGATTGCCGCTCGCCAGCCAAACATTGTTTTGCGCCAACCAAAAATTCCCAGCGGTGAAATCCACCGCTAGCGCCCACACGTCATTATTGGCGGGGAAAGCCGTCGTTGTCGCATTTGACGTAAATCCAGCGGAAATATTATTGCCGCCATAACCAATTGCGGCCGAATATGATGAGTTCCCCATTGCTAGCCCAGCGTTGGCGCTGGCGGACGCCAATCCAAAGAAATCATTTCCAGAGGTTTGAGTTGCCTTAAACTCTACATAGAGCTTGCCAGATGTTGCGCTGACCGTAGAGCGGAGGAATTGATTGGCGTTGACGCCAGCGGGAGCCGTCGCCGTCAGGCCGCCGTTGGTCAAAGTAAAGCCTTTGATGGCGGCGTCGCTGGCGGACCAGACGGAGGTCGATGGCGTTACCGGGCCGCCGTCCCACGCTTGGAAGCCGGGTGGGGGGAGGTACGTCTGTTGCGCGGGCTGGGACCGGAGGGTCCAAGTTCCCGACGTAGAGTCATTAAGTGTAAGGCCGGGAAATAGAGCCCCTACTGTAGCAGGCGTGAATGTCGCTAACATCCCTGTGCCAGCCGTCGGATTACCGCTATTTTCCCAAACATTGTTTACAGCGAACCAAACATTGCCAGCAGTAAAGTCTATAGCCACAGCCATAACGTCGCCAGCAACCGGAGCGTACGCAGTCGCATTAAATAATTCCGTAAACCCGGAAACAAGAGTTGCTCCTGATGACCAAAATCCAACTGAAAAAGAGGTACTGCCAAGATAAGACGCAAGAATAGCAACTGACGTAGCGCCAGCAAACATCTCAGTGGACGCTGAGGTCGAAGTGGCAAATTCTATGTATAACTTTCCTGATGTTTTACTGATGGACCCGCGAATAGTTTGCCGCGTCGCCGTGGTTGACGCTACCGTCAGCCCGCCGTTGGTGAGCGTCATGCCATTGGCGGTTGCGTCGGCGGCGGACCAGACGGAGGTCGCGCCACCAGCCGCAATGGCCAGCGTGTTCGACGCCTGCGAGGCGCTGCCGCTGGAATTGGTCGCCGTCACCAGACACCCGACCGACGTCCCCCCATCTGCGCTGACGGTGATGTACGTGGAAGAGGTCGCCCCCGAGATATTCGCTCCCCCACGCTGCCACTGATAGGTGAAGGTCGGCGAGTTCGTCCAAGTCCCGTTGGTTGTGGTCAAGGTCGAACCGACCGTCAGGGAGCCGCTGGCTACGGGAGCCGCCGTATTGGCGGGGACGCCCAAAATCGACAACGCATTCGACGCCGCCGATAGACCCGGCCCAATGGCGTTTATCGCCGTAACCGTACAGCTGATCGACCTCCCGGCGTCGCTCGCAACCACGACATAGGTCGAGGCGTTGCGTGGGCTGCCCGCGCCGCTCCAGGCGTATTGATAGCTGGTAGGCGAGTTCGTCCATGTTCCCGTAGTGCAGGAGAGGGTCGAGCCAACCGTCAGCGTCCCGCTCGCCACCGGAGCCACGGTGTTAACGGGAGAGCCGGGAAGCACCCCGATCCCTTCGGTAAGGTAGCCGCCGATCCAGATCGGAGACGCGCCCCCAGTCGGCGTCCCGCCGTACCCCTTAACCCAAACCGGCGACGCGCCAGCCGCCGGCGTGCCGCCATACCCGGCAATCCAAGACTCCGTCGCGCCGGCAATTGCGCCGCCATACCCCACAATCCAGACCGGGGACGCGCCGCCAGTCGGCGTCCCGCCGTACCCCGCAATCCAGATTGGATTCGCGACCACTATCTTGACCCCTGCGTAACAAACAGTAGGGCTGCAGCGAAGAGGAGACGCCTCATCCGAAGGACCTCACTCTCGAGCGCGTGACCCGCGAGCCGCTCGCCTTCGACCTCAGATGGTCGGCGTTGAGCTTGGTAATTGTTTCGTCAGTCAGCTGCTTGTAAACAGCCGCCGTCGACTCCTCCCCAACCGCATGCAGCCCGGCCCGATATATGGCGGCGTTGAGATAGAGGCTCGGATATTTTGTGTAAATAAAGCTCTGAGTGTCATCAGCGAGCGCTGGCACTTCGCCATAATAGGCGATCTTGTACTGGACGCCGTTGATCGTGTCGGGGCTGCCCCCGAAGTAGATCTGGCGACCTTCGATTGTATAATACCCATAGCTCCAATTGTCGCGGAGGTTGAAGAACTCATCGCGCGCCTTGTAGCGGATCGGCAGAAAGGCATCCGCGCCATTGTCATTCTGGATCTTTACGAGATCCATTTGCAGCCAGTCGTCGGGCAGCGGCGCGCAGCGTGCGGTGATGAGCGCGCTATCGTTCTGGATCATCCGGTCGACGCGCAAGTCCTGATTGAAAATCTGTTCAGCCTGACGAATGAACGATGTCACCAGCGCATCGGAGAAATCCTGCCGGTTCGTCCAGTCCATGATCTGCGCCTTCAAATCCGAGTAGTCGCTCATTGCGGCTTCCCCCAGCAATCGAGCCCCTGAACGTCAGGGTTGGCTTGCTTGATTTGGACACACACCTCCTTCGACGGCATCTGCAACTGAACCGCAGGGAAGTCCACGCACTTGCCGGGACACGTCGTGGCGTGGACGAGGAAAACCAGGAACCAGGTCATCTCAACCGCCAGACCGGCAGACCGACCTCAGCCACGCCAAGGGCCTGCATCAGAACGCCGATTAAAAAGAGGACCAAGATGACGGCCAGGATCGCCTGGATCACCCGCGGGGCCGGGTCTGGGAGGGGGAACAAGCCCAACAGGTAGGTGACGAGCCACCAAATCAGTCCAAACACTATTATGTAGATGACAAGGGTGAGAAGTGCGCCGATCATGGCCCAGCCTTTCCGCAGTTTTCGACCAGCATCCTGGTCAGCGTCTGACGCTCATCCCTTTGCACATTGGCGACGTACAAAAGGGCGAAAAGCATTCCGGCGTTGAGAACGACGACGACGAGCAGAAGCGGACTCGTCTTGAGCGCGCCGATCGTCTCAACGCCGAGTTGGGTCATTTGCCGTACTTGCCCCCCTTGGAAGGGTGGTAGTTCTTCTGCCCCGGAGCCGCCTGCGCCTTGCGGGCAAGCTCGCCTATGACCCCGCCGGGCACGCCGGCGGCTTTGAGTTGCGCCGCCCTTCCGCCATGACCGAGCTTGTTGGACTTGCCCTGAAAGGTTCCGGTTTTCTTCATGTCAGCGCTTCCTGTGCTATAATGCGCGACGGCCCGCCGCTGAAACGACGAGCCGCCACTTGACACAACCGCTCTCGGAAGGAGCCGTTATGCCCGCTTTCAAAGATATCACTGGTAAACGCTTCGGACGACTGGTCGCCATTGGGTTGGCCAGCAAGAATGCCGTAGGCGGCTCGTGGTGGATCTGCCGGTGCGATTGCGGCGATGAAACTGCCGTTCCTATTGGCCGCCTCACCATGGGACAAACTTCTAGCTGCGGATGTCTCCATCGCGAAGTGACTCGCAAATTCAACACCACGAAACGCATAGACATTACAGATCAGCGCTTTGGTCGTCTGACGGCTCTTAGAGATTCGCATAATACAGCTTCTGGCCGAGCTTGGATTTGCCGTTGCGACTGTGGAACGGAAATACCCGTGACCGTTGGCGCCCTTCGTCGCGGACACAATCGTAGTTGTGGATGTCATGCTCGCGCGCAAACGCGTGTCACGAACGGCGTGCATGAAAGATGCTGCACTGTCTGCAAAGAATACAAACCGGCGTCGCAATTCAATCGTCAGCCCAAATCGATCGACGGACTTCAAAGTAGTTGTAGGCCATGTATGGTAAAACGAGGTGACCTCTGGCGGCGTAACAATCCTGGACGCAGCCGCGCCAGAAAATACGGCCTTACCGCCGAAGAATGGAATGCTCTTTTTAAAAAACAAGGTCATGTATGCGCGCTGTGTGACTCGTCCGATCCCAACTTCAAACACGGTTTCCACACTGACCATATCGAAAGAGATGGCCGCACAATTGTGCGTGGCATTCTTTGTCGTTCATGCAACATAGCAATGGGCCACTACGATAGGGTTATTGCACCACGATTAGACCGTATTACAGATTACGTGAGCGCCTCCAGGAAGGCCAAATGATAATTTTTTATCACCTCAGCCTTGTCTAACGCGTTCACGCACTTACGCGCGTTATAAGCATCGTCTTTTGTCTCGTTGAAGTAGTCTCCGACCTTTGCGCCTGTGAACCATCCCCACACGAGCCCATCGAGTAATATCAAGGCCGCCGGCTCAAGCTCTAACGCGCGATGAGGATATTGTTCAAATGGAATTTCCGTAGCATATCGTTCGGCAAGATTTTTTTCTGCCTTCTGGTAGTTTTCCCACCACGTTATTTGGACCAGTCCTCTTCCGAAATAAACCTCGTCGTAGGGACCAGCGGGAACCCCGTATGGCATTCCTTGCCCCTTACCATATTCCTCTATAGCATCCCATACGAAAGCTGATTCGTGATGGGCAGTCCCCATTGCATAAGCTAACCAACGAATGTCTTTATCAAAGAAATACCTCTCCCAGCAGTCGAGGACCGCATTCATGCCGTCGACCTGGCGTTGACTGAGAACGCCGTAGAATAGGCTCTCGCGCACGCTATCGAAGAAGGCCTTGCGGTCGATAGGCCCGGAGGGGGTTGGTCCTGTCACACCCGGCCCTCCCAGGCGCGGAACGGCCGCGCTTCCCAACTGTTCAGCCACTTCCGGAAGGCATCGTCGTCGTCCCAGATGCCGCGGCGCTTGAGGTCCTCGGCGACGATGAACGGGATCGAGGCCACATCCTTGTTGTCGGTAAGGCCGGTCTTGTGGTTTTCGCGCCGGCGCTGAATGCCCTTGAAGATGTCCTCAAGGTCCTGCTCGACCTTGATGGCGAACTCGCCCGGCCGGTCAGGATCAGCGAATATAGTCCGGCGAATGCCGTTGGCGTTATGGTATAAACGCCGAAGGTCGCTCATTCGCCGGACCCCTTTACTTCACTAGAACCGTCACGCCTTGATACCATTGAACAAAATGTGGGCCGCTGCGTTCCTTTGCTCTAGACCAAACTCAACCACTACCATCCTGGTCTCCGCATCACCTACCCGCGCCATAAGATATTGCCTGAAAGCGCGGAAATAGGCGACGGCCGCATAGTCGGGATCGATCAGAAGCCCTACGTCCACCGGCACCCATCGGCTTGGGGCCACCTTAATACGTCCGAAATCGGTAGCAATCACATCTATCGTGCTTACCACTTCATTCTTCCCAACGAGAACTTGCGTTGTGCTACGTCCGACGAACGTAGATATCGTCCTCTTTGGCCCCGGCGGGACGATCCACAGGCTTGGGCTGGCGCCATTGGTGTAGGCGTTCTGCATCGCCTGGCCGAGCATGGCTTCCGAGACCTGGATCTGGGAGCCGCCGGCGACTGCGGCGAAGGCGTCGGTTGCAGCGACGGGGAGGCCGGCGACGACGCCAGCGACCGCGCCGCCCGCGCCGGCTGCCTGGCCGGTTCGAGGCGTTGCGACCCGCCCGACCCAATGAGCGAAGCCTTCGGTGATGCGGGCGGTTGGCCCGGTGTCATTACCGTCGACGCGGGGCTGGCGGGAGCAGATCGCCGTTTCCATGTCGGACTTGAGCGCCTTGGAAGTGAGCGCCATTTGGTGGGCCATTTCGGACCCTTTACCCGCGGCGTCGGCTTCCTCTTGGGTTCCCGACACGGTGGCGTCACGCTCGGAGATTTGCGTGACGTTGTTTTGCCGGATGGTCGGGGTCGACAAGGCGTTGGTGAGCTGGAAGCCTTCGAACTGGGCGTTGTAGCCGGCTGTCGGGTAGGCAGGGGCTACGGTCGGCAGGTTCTCGGTCTGCCAGTCGAAGATCCTGTTCTTTACGTTGCGCCTTCGGATCGCCGACATGACCGGCGTGTCGAAGGGGTCGATGTTGTAGATTGCGTTGGATAGATCTTCACGATTTCCTGTCGCCTGATAGGTCGTGAAGGCATTGGTGACCTTTGCCATTGCTGCCTCGCAGATTCATTTGAGAAGTCTCTCGAAGACGGCGGCGGTGGCGTCGATTGAGCCTCCGGTGCGCGCCTGGTTTTTGAGAGCGTCATCAATGCTTCTGCGGGCCGCTGAGCCGATTGGTCTTGCGCTTCCGGGAGCTAATGTGCGTCCTTTGTCATGCATGACTGGTCTGGGTTTGTTAGCCATCATGCGTCGGTATTCGCTGGCGTCCCGGAGGACGTGCAGCATTCGGGGATCGAAGACGGTCCCGATTTCCTGTTCGTTGAAGCCGTAGACTTCCATGCCGATCTTGCGCATGGCTGAAAATTCGTTGTTCAGCGTCGCGGTGTCGGTGATTCCGGTTCTTCGCCTGAACTCCTGTTTCCCCCATTCGGCATAGGCCGCCTCCTGCTGGGCGGCGGCTTGCGCCTGGGCCGTGTACTGAGCCTGGGCCTCAGCCTGCTCGCGCTGCATTTCCTGGGCGATCGAGGTCATCCGGCCGCGGACGTGCTGGTAGACTTTCTCTTTGTCGTGGGCGGCCTTCGGATCGGTGGAGTATTCGGCCTCCCAGTTGAGCTCCTTGGGATAGAGGTCGGCCATGACCCGGCCGATATATTCGAGCCGCTGCTGGTAGGTCTGGCGGGCCTGGCCGATCTCCTGGGCGGCTACCGCGCTCTGCTGCTCGAAGGTCCTGGCGTATTCCTCGACCTGGCGGGCGCGTTGAGTGATGGCTTCCTGTTCGGCGTAGCCCTTGACCACTTCCTGGAGGGAGACCTGTTTGGTTTCGCCGCCGACGTCGATTTCGATTTTCTCGACTGGCTTGCCGTCGTGGGTCAGAGCCCAGCGCGCGGCATCCTCGTCAGGCTCCCCTTCGGCGTCATCCGTCTTGGGCTTGTCTTCGGGCTCTTTGGCCTCGCCATCGGGCTTTTTCTCCTCGGCGGCGGCGTCGGCGCTGCGGGTGAGTTCTTCAGCGTCCCCTTCCTCGCCCCTGCCGTCGGCGACTCTTCGCTCGATGGCCTTGAGACGCTCGTCATCCCCGGCGTCGCGGGTATCTCCTGTCTTCTCATCGCCTTCGAGGGGGCGCGGCTCGAACAGCGGCTCGGGGCGCGAGGACGTACCGCTGAAGCGACCGCTCTCGTCCCTGGGGCGCTCGGAGCCCGGGGCGATCTCGTTGCGGAAGGCGTCCGCCGCTGTATCGAGTCCTTCGGCCATCAGACGCCGCCCCGGTTCTGGGCGCGCACGCCTGCGTTGTACTCATTGATCAGGGCTCTGAGCTGGCCGGCGATCTCGTCAATCACCTTGATCTGGGCGACCAGTTCGAGCTTCTTTTCGGTGGTGGCGGCGGTGGTGATAAGCGTGTTGACCAGGCGATCGCGCAGGCCCGTCCTGGCCGCCTCGAACGCCTTGCTTTCGAGGATGTCCTTCGCCTCGGTGGCGAGTTCCCGTTTGGCGGACAGGTCATTCATTGACCGTCACCGCTATTATTGTTCTGTTGCGCCGCCTGGGCGGTCTGCGCCTGCAGGTTGGCCGCTTCCCGCTGCTGGGCGATCTTGGCCTGGTCGGTGGCGAATTTCATCTGCATCTCGCGGTGCTGCATTTCCGCATCGAGATGGGCGGTGTGGACATCGACGCCGATCTTGGCGGCCTCGATTGGATCGACGGCGGTTGGGCCTGCCGGGCTCGCGCCGACGAACACCTTGGCCCGTTCGATTTCGAGCTTCTGCTGGTCGTAGGCGGTTTTCTGCCTGAGCTGCTCGTGGCGGAAGGCGTCGTCGGCCTGCTGCTTCTGTTTTCGGATCTCCTGGTCGCCCATCGCCTGGGCGGTTTCCGACTTGACCTTCTCGTATTGGGCTTTTGCCGCGACCGTCATGGCGTCCGGCTCTTTCGGCGCGGCGGCGATCTGTTGCAGCACCTGCGGGTTGGGGGTCATGAAGTAGCGGCCGACGTTCTTGATGTTGGCGAGCGCGAGAATGTCGGAGAGGGTGTTTTGATATTGCGGAATGCCGACCACCGGATTGCCGGGACCGAACTGCTGCATGATCGTTTCCTGGGTCTGCTTGATCATCATGAGGCTCTGGAAGCGGACGGTGTCGGAGCCTTTGCCCAGGGTTGAATTGACTTCGACTCCCATCGAGGCGTCGAAGGTCGAGGTGTCGATCGGGGTCCACTTGCCGTTGATGCGCAAGGTGCGGCGCTGGTTGGGGGACTCGGCGATTTCGTTGTAGAGGCCTTCGAAAAGGTCTTTGAACCCCGTTTCGGCGAGCACTCTGGCGATGAGTTCGGTGCGTTCCTGCTGGCCGTTGATGATGGCTTCGACGCCGACCTGGGTCGAGCTCTGCAGTTGTTTGGGGTCCAATCCTTTGGCGGCGTCGGACATGCCGGTGCGGCGCTGCAGGACGTCGTTCATGAGTTCGATGACGGGGAGCGCCTGCTGGCCGGCGAATGGGGTGGTGACGTAGGAGATGGCGTCGCCGGGGTTGCCGCGGACCCGGATGATGCCGCCGACATCGTCGTTCTGGGCGTCGTCCATATCGACGACCAGCTCGTTGATGGCGCTCTTCGGGTTGATGGATTCAGCGAGGGAGTCGAGCACCCCCCGCATCATGTTGGTCTTGAACTTCTGGACGTCCTGGACGTAGTCGGCCAGCGAGTCCCCGACGATGGTGTGGGAGATCGGATCGCAGCCG